TCCTAACTTGATAAAAGTATCGACTTCTCTTAAGACATCCATGAAAGATACTACAGGGAATAAATCATAACTTCTAAAACTTCCTCCGAATACTGTTTCTTCTTCCTCATTTTTTAATTCATCTTTCTTCATTTGTTTCAAAATAATTATTGGGCGTTTATAAATGCTTGCTAATTTATTAGCAACCAATCCTGAAAAAGACTTTTCTAATATATTTGTAGCATTTACAATAATTACCTTATTATTATTTAATTTTTGTGTCTCAATTATCTCTGCTATATCTTCCATTGACTTTTTAACTAACTTATCCTGTCTTGCTTTAATATTAGTGGTTTCTCGAATCATACACTCTTGCAATGTTTGTATTATAATTTCTGGTTTAGGATCTGTCTTACATTTTCTTCTTGGTTGGTATTCTTTTTTCTCCTCTTTGCCTAAGAATGCATTTATTAAATCTTTTCTTTCTTCAGCATTGCCTATTCTTGTAACTGCATTAACAAAAGGTGCAATCTTCCATCCGATAAATTTAAAATCAACACTTTTATCATCTTCTATTTTGTTTTTTATTAAAAATTGCTTCATAAATTCATTATTTATTGTTTTTAAACCTTCTATAGCTAGGTATCTTGTTTCATAATTCCTTAAATCCATAGAATCTGCAATAATCCCTATTGCCACTAAATCTAAATTGTTTTCAGCAAAATTAAATCCAAATTTTTTATCATACTCTTTAATGAATTTATAAGCCACTCCTGCGCCTGATAATGTAGTATTGGGGTATTGTCCGTCTTGACAATTAATAACTACAGCGTGTTGGTTAGTTTCCTCAATCTCATGATGCCTTAATACCCTCGGTTTCCCGATATTTAATTAGTCGTGTTTGTATGTATTATTTATTACCAAACATTTTTATATTTCTCATATTTTCTGTCTAAGTAAATATGAGACCCATTATACATCCAGTTTAGAAAATTTTTAGACTCTTTCTGTTTTCCAGTCAAAATCGCATCATTATTATTATTTCTATTTGGAAATCTATCATAATGACACCATTCGAAACCACTTATTTCTTCTATTTTGTTAGTTATTTCTTTTGTTCCACAAAAAGATAATTGGATATATTGATATTCTTTTCTATATTCTGTCGATATGCATCCGTTTCCATCAAAATAACCTCTTATCATGTGATTGGTATAATTACCATAAATGTTTGGAAGAATACCATCTTTGCTCTTTGTAGTTGTAAGTCCAAGATTCAATAAATCAGATTTTATTGATTTATTAGTAATGACTATTCTACAATTGTCCTGTTCTCCAAAAGTAGAATTCTTATGGAATATTTTCACAGGATGTTCAGCTTCGATATCTTTTTTAAATTTTAATAAATGATCTATATCCGTTGATTTTAATTCTATCCCCACTGTATTATCTCTGCTATTTATATATCCATCTGCTAAAATAAATCCTAACCAATATGCCTTTTCTTCTGTATTGATCTCATTAAAAAAATCAAAATTAGCTTTATACATACAAACCGTCCATTTCCCAAACACGACTAAGGGAGTAGACTATACCATCAACGTTGATATTATCTCGGTTGCTCTGTTGGTAGTCGTTGAGACCTTCCCATATTATTTCTAACTTAGGGTTGTGTCTGCTGATTTCCTATTGTTTATGACTTTTAGCACCATAAAATTATTTAAAACTTTATAGCTTTTATTTCAGCATGAGTCATCTATGTTGTTCTTTCTGTTTTTCAACCGCATATTATATTAACTTTTCAATTAATATTGTAGCCAACATAGCTTTAAGGTGTTCCAGCAAATTCAGAGTTTTCCTCACATTATCACTAATATAAGGGGACTATCATTTAATCCAAAATTAATATGTCTACATCTCTAGTTTCTACTAACTCTTTGCATTGTCTAGCATCTGATGATCCAGCGTCAGGGACGATTAACAAATTAAAATCATATTCTTCAAGATTCGCTATCACAATTCCATGTATCTTATTTGCATTCATTGAGTGTGTGATAATGATGTTAGGATTAATATTTAATATGTAACCATCTATAACTGTAGCAGACGTTAATCCATCAACATCTACATCATCTATGATATGTATTTTGCTATTATTCTCAATATGCCAATGAAGCATATTTAATCCTCTTTCCATATTTTTGAGGAGCATTCCATCATGTACCACAGAGCTATTAATATTTAACATCCCTTTTGGATTTTCCACGCCTCTATTTTTCAATAAAATATCCAATAACTCGTTCTCACTAATTAAGTCATAGTTTTTATTCAACACTCTATATTTGATATTAACATCTCCCTTTTATTTTATCATTTCTCTCAGTTCTTCTAAATCATCTATGTAATGCCGTTCTCTATATAATTCTTCAAATGTTTCTTTTCCAAAGTCTATCGGCGAATCTTTGTAGCCAATACGTTCATCCCAACACACTATTATGGAAACATTGCAATATGGCATAAGCATTTCAGATATTTTGATTAGTCCTTTTATATAATTCTCATACTCTTTCCACGCTTTAGAGTTTTTGTCTATATTCTCATCATCAATTGATTCTATTTGATATTGTTTGTCAAGACAAATTGCTACTTCTTCTACTTCCAATGAAAGCAATAAATCCCTTTGATATAATGAAAATGACATTCCACATAGGGCAAGACTTATGTTGTTTTCTTGACCAAAATAACTTCCGTAAAGCATAACCGCTTTTTCAGACTCAAGTAAAATTGCTTTCTTTATTTTTCTAATGTTTTCTTGATTTTGGCATATGCCATAAAAATTAAAGGCTATAGGATATCTATAAGTGAGATTTTCAATAGTCACAGGTATATACTTCTTTCCTGAACTCACTTGATATTGTAAGAAATTCCTTGCCCTTATACCTACTAAGTTGCCATTAATATCAAGATGGGGAATTATACACTTGAATTGATTCATATAAAATTTTATTTGGAATATATCGGCAATTTCATCTGTAATTCCTTCATCATGCCATGATATAGGCAAATAATCATCAAACATATTTAATATATATTTATTGTACGAAGGTAATTTTACTAATTGTTTTTCTTTTTTGTGAAGATGAAGCTTTAAAAAATCTAAATCCTTATTTTCAACCTCTCTCTTTTGTAAACCTTTTTTCTTTTTATTAAAATTGGTTACATTTTTAAATTTACAAAGATAAGCAAATGCCTCTTGAAAAATAATATTTTTGGTAGACATAATTAAATCAAAAAGACTCATTGAACCACATGAAGTATAACACTTGAAGAACTTACTATCTATATAATAATAAAGTTTATGACTTTTTCCTCCATGACACACGGTTGAAAAAAGTAATGCGTTGTCATTGTTTTTATCTTTTCTTGGACTTCCAGAACCTAAGTCCTTTAAAATTTCAACAACATCTTCTGTTGTCACCAACTCCATTAACTCGTCTCTGTCCACTATTAATCACTCGTTTCAATGACTTTATCTTCTAATTCAATTAATGTTTTATCAATCGATATTGGCTCATAGTCTCTATTTGTACAAAATAAATCAATAGTTTTCATATTACCTAAGTTTTGATAGCACCATATTTTCACTTCTTCTGTAATTTCTCCGAATCTATTTTTATATACTGTATAGCATACATTAGGCGTTATAGTTTTATTTAATCCCTTTGCTTTTGGAATTAAAGGTTGAATAAAATCAAGTTCTTTTTTTGTAGGTGCAAATACAGTAATGCCTACATCTGCTTTATTGGGAAGCGATCTAGCACCCTTTACTGCTCTTTGGTCTCTAAATCCATCTACTCTTGCTCCATCTGTTGTCTGAGTGAATCCAAAAATAACAATATCGTAATCGGTTGCTAATGTTTTTGTATTAGAGGAAAGGCTTAATAACACCTGATCTTCTCTCGCAGTCATTCCCTTAGTTAATTGAACATATTCAGAGGTTAACGCTATGGTTAATTCTAAATAATCAATAGCTAAAGCATCTAATCCTTCATTAATTTTATATCTATCTACTGTATTTCTTATATATGCTAAATCATAATTTGGCTCGTCTTCTAGAAAAAGTTTTGCATTTTTAACGTATTCAATAGCTTTATCGACTCTTATTTCTTCCTCTTTCGTTAAAATATTTTTCTTAATCTTGAATTCTTCTACCCCACTAATGAATGCCCACATCATAGGTTCTAATTCTTCATAAATTTTCATTTCCGTTCCTATGTATAATCCAACATTGTTTTGTCCATTTGGATTTGGAACAAATTCTTCTTTATCGAAATCCCATAGATGAGAACAACATATTAAAAGTAATCTCTCTATCGCAACGCGCGTTTTACCTTTTCCACTATCCCTTGTTTCAAGGAAAAATCCACCTTTTAATGCACCTCTAGTAAGTGTATTTAAATATTTGCTTTCTAATCCATATCCATAGCAAGGGGATTCTTTCATTTTTACTCTTAATTCATCTGCGTTGTCTCCAGCTTTTCTTCTTTTTGTTGAGTCTCTTATTAAAAATTTTTCTTTGACATTAAAATTTTTCCTATCAAAGTATTGTTGAACCTCACTTAATGTCATAGATTCAAATTTTTCTTGTTGTTGCTTGATAATTATATGGTCTATCTCATCCATATCTAAGATTCCAGATACATCTGTACCTTCATTCATATAACTTCTTAGTAGTGATAATTTCCTTAACTTATTGTAATAATATTCATAATTTGTATTATTACCGTCCTCATATATCCCTGATAACCATTCAATATTTTTTTCATTCTCAAAAATCATTTTATATGACTTAGGATCGTTTGTGTTTAAGTATGTTTCTATATCTGCTATCTTTACTTCATTCAATCCTTGAAGAGATAAATTATATACACAAGTATGAATTAATTGGTGCAGTCCATTTGGGAAATCTTCAAGGTTTAACGCATATTTTTTATCTTTTAATAAATTAGGATTTTTCATTATGCAACCTAACACTTGACAAGAAGTTCTTTTATCATGATATTTTTCAATTTGTTTTTTAGTTGTCTTCATTTTGCTCCTCCCAGTTAAAGTTCAAGGGCAAAGGAGTTTTAGCAATTGATAATTTATCAGCAATTTTAGTTTTTATTTGAATTGATTTCTCTTCTCCTTTAAACTCTTCTGCTATATCTTGAAGATTAAACATTTTATTATAATGCTTCTTTGCTTTGTCATAAAAATAAGGTATAATTCCTAGTCCAGTATCCTCTAACACATCATTTTCTAAAATCTTATAATAATATTGTAAAGTATAATACATGCCAATATTAGTATATTCATAGTCTGTTCTATAATTTTTCATTTGTTGGAACATCATGCCTGTAGGCTTATCAATATTATATAATTTACATATGTATTCAAACAGCAAATCCCAATCATTTTTGTACAGAGCAGATTCTTCTCCCTTAAGTTCCAAACAGACTTTGCAATATCTTTTTTGACTTTTAATAATTGTTTCTTCTTTTAAAAACATTTCTTCACACACAATACATTTTAACTTTTTAGGTGTTTTTTCCTTTATAACCTTTATAGCCATATAATCACCTCTACTTTAAATAGGGAGTAGATAAAACTACTCCCTATTTTTATTTATGTTATTCCTATACCTCTTCTAATCTAGATTCAATATCATCTCTAATGCAAATTAGAGCTTCAAATTGCTTAGCAGTTGCTTCTCCTACTCTTCCATCTTTACCAAGATGCTCTTCCACGATTTGAACATAATCATCTACTAAATCCAACTCATCTAATTTAGCATACATTTCTTTAATTTCCTCAACTACGCTTTCAAATGTTTCTTCAACTTTACCATAGATTTTTTGTTGTTCTTCAAAACTAACACCAGTGTAACCTTCTGCATCATTTTGTTTTTTAATACCATCAATAACAGTTTTTTCTAAGTTTTCTGCCGAAAATTCTTCAATATATGTATCCATATATGTAAATCTACTTCTGGCAAAATAATCATCTGTTTCAGCTAAATAGGCTGAAGAAGGAATAACCCTTCCTTTATCATCAATTCCATTAGATTCTAAATAACATACTATATCTGCATTATCTCTAATAGGTTTAATGTTTCTTTCGTCGCCTTCAATAACATATTTGTCTTTCTTTTTATCTAATCTTGCATGACCTAAGAATGCGATAGTATATCCTAAACTAATTATTCCATCAACCCAAGTCCAAACTAAATTATCATATTCTTCCCAACATCCATATCCACCATTAGCCTTACCAATCGAATCGACATCATATTTTGCACAAAGATAATTTTTAACATACGTTCCTATTCTTTCAATGCCATCTACTACTACGGTTATTTGTTCACCACTTTGTAACAATTGAACGAATTCTTTGCCAGCTAATTTTTTACCATTTTTCTTCAAATCACTCCAATTAGATGTTTTTAATGCGATAGCTCCATTAGTTGCATTGAGTCCTTTTTCAACTGGTAAGAAGATTGGATTTTTAAATTTTGCTGATTGAGAAGTTTTTCCCACATTGTTCCCACCATAAAGAACAATTACCTTCCCTCTTAAATCAGCAGAAACATGGCTAACTTGAACGTCACCTTTAAAATTCTTTTGTAATAGTTCTTGTAACTTATCGGATATTGCCATTAATAAATTCCTCCAATATTTTTATTTATTAGTATTAATACATTAAATAAGAGAAGGGGATTTCTCCCCTATTGTTGATCAAAACTTAGGGCGTTCCCTTTTAGTGGTCTTTTCTCCACTTGCACCAGTATTTGATCCTTTACTGCCCATACCTTTGCCTTTTTTATTGTCTACAATTTCCTCATTCTTTTTTTCTTCAATTGCGACATCACGCTCGATTTTTGCCTGTTTAATCAATTCCATATCGAATTCTTTATCTTCATCCTCTTGGATATCTGCCCCAACGACTACTAATTCGTTGATATATTCTTTATGCTCTTCTACTTTTGCTCTGCCTAAACCTCCTCCTTTTGTTGTTTTAGTGATAATGGACTTATAATTAATGTCTCCCCATACATTGAGTGTCATTCCTTCTTCAACTTGAGCAAGAATGTCTTCTCCAAAATCAAATTCTTCGCCATCATCATTTAAGATAATTCCTACAACAACCTCCATAGGAATAACTTTTCCACCATAAATAGGTGTCCATCCACTTACAATAGCTCTGCCAGTAGGTTCGTCTTGTTTTGTTTCTTCCTTAACAGAAGTTACGAACATTTCAACATCAAATTTTGCTTTATAATCCTCTGGTTTTATTGAAGAATCTACTGTGATATTGCCAAAACCTAAGTCAATATTTACCTTTGTTTTTACCTCCTCTGTTTCTTTAATCTTAAAAATATCTTCATTAAAGCGAGGAGTAAATTCTTTTTGTCCTTGTATTCTTACCTTTGCTACATTTTCACGATCTTCATCATTTTTACATGATGCTAGAGTTAGATAATCTTCATTAATTAATTTTTGCAATGTCTCAAATGATTTCTTAACTTTACCTTTTTTATTTTTTTCTGATACAAAAACCTTAATTTCAATTTCTGAAAAATCACCAGTATTGACAACTAAAGATCCATTAATATAATTCCCTTCTTTGTTTTTATTTAAATTGAGTTTATGTTCCTTAACTTCTCCGACTAAAGTGATATCGTTAATTGCTTGTCGTAGTTCAGTATTGTTTTCATTGTTTTCCATTATATGTATTCCTTCTTTCAATTATATTTATTTTATTATTTAATGCACATGATCTATTAAAATATATTGAAAGAAGGTGGTGGTTTACAAATTTTTATTGGAATTCTTCGCTTACCTTTTGTTTTCAACCAATCAATCCTTTCTTCTTAATCAATTATTGTTCTCTAACCTCTTACTAAGTATACCATACCACCCATACCCATGTCAAATATATTTATTTCTTAATTCATAATTCATTTCCAAACTTCCAAACCAATCCTAAAACAACATAAAATCTCATTTTTATTGGATGCAATATATAGAATAATCATTTACACCTATTTAATGACCGCAAACCCTTATGTAGCAACAGTTACAGGACTATTTTAATGATTTTTATTAAAATTTGAGTTTGTGGTCATTTTGGGCATAACCCTATAAAATCAAAATTTCTTGAGGATCTAATAATTGCTAACATTTTTAATTTTTGACGATAATTCCCTCATTAAATCATTAATATCAATTTTTGAATCAATTGTAATATTAATTGTAATATTTTGGTTATTGTTTTCTACTTTTGATTCCTCTTTTTCAACCTCTTCAACCCAATCCCAATTCTTTGGCTCATTGTCTTCTAAAACATCAGATATAACCCTTACACAACTATCAAGTTGTTTGATTGCCACAATATCATAATCATCACCTTCGCTAGATAAATCATCATCATAGTCCTCTATTGTTACACAATTAGAACTATATCCTTGTTGAATATCGTTTTCATTACAAAATACTTTAGCATCATCATTGTCTTCTAATAAAACACATAAATCTCCATTTCTCATTTTAAATAACATAGAACTATTTAGGTCAGACTTTTTCATTTTAACACTCCTACTTTCATTATTATTTTCTATGTACAATTCAAAATCTTCTGGCAAGAAAAAAATCTCCACCATTCGATCCTTCTATGGAGTCTAAAACAATATAATTGGAACAAATCTTTGATACAAATAAATATGCTTGATTTATATTTTTAGCATGTTGCCAATTAATACTGCTTTCTAAGTTTCCGCAGTAACTTTTTGAATGAGGTGCAACTTTTAATCCCACAATAACATGTTCTCTCTTCATACTTAACTCCTCTCTACTACCTGAAATATCTTACCATTACCATTTTTACGCATCCCAAACGTCTCTAAACTATTTAATTGTTTTTGAATATGATAATAATATTGTTCTTCACCAAGAATAGTTAGATAAGTGCCTTTTTTGAATTCACCAAAGTCTTGTAGAAAAAGTAATTTTTGCAATATGATTATTCTCCTTTCTTAAATTTATCTTAAAATATTAAAACACTCCACAAACTTTTAATATCTTTCCAACAATGGCAAGTGGGATTGAAAACTCACCTAAAAATAATCCGATTGCAACATTTGCTACCATAGGAACTGATTTTCCAAACCAAGACAGTATTTCTACTATAGACCATGCTCCTATTGTTAGATTGATTAATAGAATCACAATTAAGCCAAAGAATCCAATTTTCATATTTTAATTCTCCTTTTTATATTTTATTTATTGAATAGCATATTATAAGCAAATACTATAACTGGTGCATTAAATACTGCAATTAAGAAACGATCAAGAGGTGTTCTCTTATTACTAAAAACAACGATTAAAGTAGATAATCATGGGTTCTTTTAAGGATATATTTCTCAAACATCTTCTTCAACCTATATTTTAGTGGTTGAGATTTATCAATTACAATAGGTAAAGTTCCAAATCTAGCATTAGATCCATGAATCTTCTCAAGAACAACTACAAAATCTCCTTCTTTAAAAATACCTTTGTAATTCTTAATATTTTCAATATCAGAGTATTTATCAAAATTAGGATTTAGTTTCTTTTTAGATACTGGATTTGCCTGTTTATTAAATGATGGTTCTAGAGGTTGCCATTTAGTAATTCCTAATACTTCTGCAACATTATCTCCTACCTTATATTTTCCTTCTGGCAAACTTAAAATCAATCCTTCAGATAAATATTTTCTAAGTTTTACAGTTCCGATTCTACCACCATTTTTTAAATATGTAAGACCGTATTTCTCAATTAGATTTTCTGGAATAATACTATCTGGTGGACAGTATACAACCAAATCTCCTACTTTGTATTGATCCAATCCTACAATACATTGCCATCCTTTAATAGTGACAATTGATAATTTATCTGCATTAGGATGTTTGATAACATTATCTACTTTACAAACTTCAATTATTAAACTGCTCATTAATTACTCTCCTTTATCAAATTATTTTTATATTTATATTAATCCAAATAAAACGGACAATTGAATGTAATTAATCACATCCTCCACAATCACAGCTTCCTGAGTCATAACTTCCACCAGAATCATAAGAGCTATGTGAACCACAATCATGTGAATCATGGTGACTATATGAATGATCATACGAATGTTTATGACTATGTGATACAGAACTATTAATAATTCCAAATCCTATTGCAGAATTTAATAAATTATCATCTTCAACATAACTATTACTTTTACGAGTAGGTGTTGTATTTCTTGAATATTGTGGATTTCGACCTGTATTTGAATTGTTGATAAATATACTACTACTTTTAACTTCGTCTTTAGATATTTTAATTCTTTCTTGTGGTTGACTATAGTGTGGGACAATGATTTCCTTTTCTGATTTCTTCTTTTCACCTAAAGATTTAATTAAGAAATATCCAGTACCCATAACACCCAAAAGGGCAATTCCTGAAACTACCTGTATAGACATTGACATAATTTCACTCTCCTTCTTATTTATTAATTGATACTATTTAATTTCTTTTAATACTTCTTTAGCATTACAATACGGACATAATTCTGTTGGATCATCAAAATACATATTTTTACACTGACAAGCATTGTCAACTAATTGAATATACATATCTAGTAAATATTCTAATGAATCTCTTAAATTGTTTTTATCAACAATTAACTTGCCTATTTTATTTGTGTTTTCATTTCTTAATTTGTCTAATTCGTTACACATATTAATTCTCCTTTTCAATTAAATTCTTAATACTATTCAGTATCCGTATCTACCATCTTTTCAAAAATAGGTTTCCATTCTTTTGCTACTTTCTTTAATGACATTGCTATAATCCATCCACCAGACATACCTGAAATCATTCCAAAGGCCAATATAAATCCTATCACTTCAATAGTTTGCAACATACATATTACTCCTTTCTATTTAAATACTTTCTTCATTTCACTTCTAACAATTTCAGCAACTAAATCTTTTAATCCACTTTTGATAACACTATCAGTAATCACTTCTCCATTAGATTGTAATTCCTTATACTGCTTAGTCCTCTCAAACTTCTTAACTAAATTATCAGTGACTTTTGTAGAAACTGAATTCTTAAAATCTGTATCCATAATAATTTCTAGTTTAGATATTACAGCGTTTTCAAGTTTTTCATAGAGATCAGTTTTATTCCATGAACTTCCTAGAACTTGTTCAATGAATTTTTCTGATGCTCTTCTAATTAATTCTTCTTCTAAGTCATATATGTCATTATCTTTTTCCATCTCAACTGTAAAATTTAATTTCATATTATTTCTCCTTTACCCAACCAATCTTTCATTAATTCTCTGAATATCCTCAATGATTCTTACATTCAAATATTTTTTATTAATACTAAATTCTGTCGAACAAGATGTATATTCTAAATCTTCTTCTGGGATTAAATAACCACTCTCATCCAATAATAAACCACCAATCAAGCATAATCCCTTTTCGCCAACAGTAGAACCTCTAAGATATAATTTATTGCCTAATTTTTCTTCTCCAACAATAATAATGTCACAATCCAGTTCCTTTTGCATATAGTCTTTAGTTGCCCATTGTTGATATGTTTTACTGTCTTTCTTTAGTTTAAATAGATTAAATTCTATATGCATTTATTTATTTTCCTCCTCAATGATTTCATATTCACCATTGAATATTGTCATTGCAAATAATTCACTTTCATCATCTATTGAAACATCTCCGTCTCCCTGTGGAACAACCTTAAAAATCTGACCAATATATTTACTAATGTCGCTTGAACCATCAGTAGGAGGATCATTTTTAACAATTTTAATTCTCATAATTTTTACCTCTTTCTTTTATTAATTTAAATTATTTTTTAAAATCCCAGAAAATGAAACTTTATTTGAATCAATCATCATCTTCCATTACTGATTCAGAAACATCAATCACTTCAATATCATTTCTTGTACTCAACCATTCTTTAGCATCTTGTTCTATTTCTGCATATGTATCACCAATGAATTTCTTCGCCATATTCCCACTTAATTTATCCTTGTATTTATAAATTACCCAACAAGTCAAATTCCCTACCTCCTTTCAAATCATATAGTCTATCATTTAATTATTTCTCTCCTTTAAACTCTTTATATTTTTCTCTTGCAATTGCATATGCCTTTTTAAATCCTTCTTCTTTGTCATATATATCTTGATAATGACATTTAACAACCCCTTTATAATATCTACCTTCTGTTTTAATTAAAACGATTGTTTCTTTACCGTGATAAATTACTTCGATGAACTCTTTAATTATGATTGTTTTGCTCTTGGGTTTTTTATGTAAAAATCCGTCAAACTCTATTGCCTGATAACCAGCTTTTTCAAAATATTGTTTATTTGCATAAGTAATATATCTCTCATATCTATAAGAAGTTTCTTCCCTATATGTACTCCAATAATTTAATTCATTGTCTACTCCAAACCATTTAATATTATTCTTATAACAATAAGTTATAAATTCATTTGCTAATGCTTCAGTTTTACAATTTACAACCAATCCATTGTTAATAAATATATTCCAATGCTTTTTTAAATCAAACTTTTCCATATTATTTTTAGCTCCTTCTAGTTTAAATTCTTTTGGTTTATAGTTATCCATAGTGCCTTCCATTACAATATTTCCATTCCCATCATACATTGTAAAAGTTCCATTACCTATTTCATATTTTGGTGGCATATTTATACTCCTTTCTACTTGTAATTATTCAAACTAATTTTTGATGGTCTTTGTATTCAACCAATCACAATACTTTTGGCATTCTTCTTTAGTTTTAAATCCAACCTTTGTATTATACTCTTTAGATTCATGTAATTCCTTAATACCTTCATTAAATATATCTACTATCTGGCAAAGCCTAAATTCATTATAACTGTATTCATCTCTGTAACTAGAATTTTTTGATGGAATATAACTTTTGGATATATAAAAACTTCTACTTGATTGATACCGACTATCTTTTTTATTAAATTTAATTAGAGATAACTCCGATGTTTCTGGAATAAATCTATGTACTAAATTACTACAATCACAATTCATTTCTGTTGTTTTACCACCAGGGAACTTAGCAACCAATTTACGTTTATCATTGCATAAAGAGCATTTCTCTTGAGAGAATCCTTTTCTATCAGCAAACCATACTTCAGCTTTCTCTATGTAATCTTTTAAAGTATCACCTATATTACTTGCGTAGAATTCCTTTTCCACTTCTCTTTTGAGATTATCTTCTTTATATTTTAAATCCCTTTCTTTGTTATTGATTTCAGATTCTCGTTTTCTATATTCGTCATTTTTGTGTTTGAGTTCAATATTTTCTTTGTTAAGACGTTCAATTTCTTCACGAATATTAGGTAATAAATGTTCTCTGCATTTATCTTTAAATTCTTCAACTAATTGATCTACCTCACTTGGTTCATACTGATTTTCATAGTCATCGTAATCCATTTGTTTTTCTCTCCTTTCAAATTATTAAGCAAATGCCTTAAATACCTTTTCTAATTCTTTACCAATTGCTTCACCTACCATTAATCCAGCCGCATCCATCTGTTCTTTTACTTTAGAAACATTAATTCTTACTTCCTTTTCTAGAACATCACAAATATCCGCAGACGCACTGATATGATAAATTGCACCAGTTTGTTTCTGTTCTTTAGTCCATCCTACAATTGTGCTGATTCCATTTTTAGCATTGTCCAATTCTTCTTTAGTTGTATAAAGATGGATAGTTAATCCTGTAGTTTTTGTCATTGTTAATTCCTTCTTTCTTTTATTCACTTTCTAAATCTAATAACAATCTATCAAAATATTCTTTTATTTTTTGCTCATTACTACCTGCATATTTGATAATTTCCATCAATTCTAAACCAGTAAAAGTTTTATCCTTATGTTTATTTAACACTTGATAAATATGATAAAATCCTTGAGCTACCCCTAAGATATAATATTTTTGTTCAGATGTAGTTTGTAATATTTCATTATGTATTGATTCTAATTCTGATTTATTCCAAGGATATTTTTTCAATAATTTCACCTCCATTTAAATCGACTTTTTAATGGAAGTTACGAACCTTGAAAGTGGCTTATAGCTTGATTCTTAGAATCGTAACTTCCTGAAAATATGAGAATTAATCTACATTCGTCCCAATACAAATTGGAATTACTTTACACTCATTCATAATTTTTCTCCAAGATATCATTTCGCCTTCATCTTCAAATTCGATATCTAATGTTCCATTATCAATTAGATTGATGGTAAAACCATATTCAAACTGTGACTCATCTTCTCCGCAATAATCATGAACAAAGTAATCAATTGCTTGGACAAGGTTATTTGCTAAAAATCCAATGCTCATAATCACCATCATTAAATTTGTATAATTTTAACTCTTCCATTTATGTATTCCTCCTAATATTTATTTTATAATTATTTAACCAACTCGTATCCCTAATTGACAGAATGGACATTTTTCATATTCGTGAAATATATTATGATCTTCACAATATAGATATCCAACTTCTGGAGCAAATTTATCAAAAACTTCATTAATTAATTTATCTGTATCATTTTTGCTAATCAATTCAATAATTCCCAATATAGTCTTTTGAGCATATTTTTCAAGTTTAAAACACTCTTCTTTTAATTCCTCTCTGGCATACATTGCCACAAATTCCAAAGGTGTTAGGTACTTTAATTCTACCGTTTTCTTCATTAAATTAAACACTCTCCTTAACTATTCATGTTCCCAACAGTTAATTATTTCACCCTTGCCAAGATAATTACTATTATCTACTTCATTAATTTCATACCAACGATCATAACAATCACCATGACTGTATTTGCAGTTACCACAGTTTTCAGTTTCACTTGGATATCTATTCATAAGTAACCTCCTTTCTAATCTCCTTCGAATGAAATAACTTATTGGATTATTTATGTATTTCTTTTAAAGATCGTTCTATTTCTTCATCCGTAAATCCTTGCTCTTTCATCCAGTAATAATCACATCTTTTTCTTAGGTCATCAGCTAATTGAGTTAAACTTCCTTCGCGAAGTAACTGATTAGCATAATATCTTACTGCTCTTCTTGCACATTGATCAGCATCTATTCTTAAAACTATGTATTCTGCATTTGGGTCAACTGGTGAACCGTCCGATTTGAATATAAGATATTTTTGATATAAACCTTTCATTTCTTACCTCCTCTTTCTTTAGTATATATTCATTATAACATACGCATAATATCACTGTCAAATATTTATTTTACAATTTACACAACTCCTTCACTGATCTTTTTACCTAATTTACTAGCAGTCCGAATAGTATCATCATTCTCTAAACACACATTAAACTTTCCCTCAATAGCTTTAGCTTCTGCATTCTTCCGTTGATACCTCTTAATAATACCATTCTCACAGCTATTTTCATAATAAAGATGATATATTCTATTTTCCAATACACTATTGGCCCTATATCCACGCCTATTGCTCTGACTAACATCATTTACCATATAACTAGGCATGTAATTTATATATGTAGGAATATACACCAAATTCAAACCGACTTTTACAAGCATAGAATTAGTAATCAATACTTGAAAATCATTTTTCTTTTTATCTAATATATCCTTTCTAGTGTGAGTGGTGACGGAAGACTTTAGCATAAAACACTTGACATTATTTTGCTTCAGCAATGACTCAATTCTCTTAGAAATAGTATCATCTTGCATGTATTTACCGCCATTATTAAAATCAATATAGATACAACATTTTCTGCCCTCAGAAACTTCTTGTAACACTATATCTAATAATTTCTGTTCTTTGGGTAGAATACAATCCTTAATACATCTTGGTTGTACAGCACTATATTCTTCACCCTTGTTGATCTCAATGCTATCCCATTTAAAAGGGTTGTTTATATAATGTTTTATAATGGAACTTTCATACATTTTTGAATTAAAAGCATTTGCTGACTTAATTTCATGCCATAAGTGATGTTCATTTCTTTCCATTTCTTCACTTTGATTAATAGGCACATATATTTCATTTAAATCAGGCAAAGCTTTACCCAAATCTGACAAAGTAGAAAAGATATAATTTTGAACTAAATATTTACTAAAAATAATTGGATTGATTCCCTCGATTTCTTTAAACTCGCTATCTTTAATCTCGCTTCTTCCTGAACGATGGTATTCTCCATCTTTTCTTTTACTAACAGCCATTAATGTTCCATAAGTCTTTATAAATGCTTGCATATCCATAACATCATTGGCCTTGAGTTTGTTTGGCATTATTCCTAATAATAGATTATGCATTGACGAAGCATATCCATTATTACTTGTGCCGGAGAGCAAAATTATCTTTTTTGCATAATTAAATAATGTTCTAGTTGCGTTGCCAATAATTGATTCTCCATTATTTTGCTCGTGGATTTCATCACAGATTATGCTATCAAAATGAATATTCTTAGTCTTAATAAATCTAATTAAACTAGTTTTCTTTGTTTTGTCGTAAACTGATTGCCATAAAACAGCATTACAATTTGAACATTTATAAGTTGATTTTTTAGGATTGCCTTCAAAATCTTTCTCTGTAAAGAATACATCTTCCTTTTTTCTCAATTCATTCTGAAGTGGTTTACCACAGTCAGGGCAACATGCGATTGTAATTTTTTCAGTGACTTGTTTGATGTCCTTGTATCCGTAGTAACCACTAATCACTTCTTTTTTATGCTTTATTTCCATTGTCTTAATATTTACACCAGAGACTCTTTTAGCATCTAATTTAAAAGTTTCTTTGCCAACTAAAAAATATGTGGGCTTATCAAAATTTAACTGATTTTTATTATAAAGATTAATAAATTCAGATGTCTTCTTGATAATATGAATATCTACTTTGTCATTTATGCTTAATTCAATTTCTTCTTTCCATTGAGTTAATGTAATTGCAGGTGCAACAATTAATGTTACATAATTTTGTTTGTTAGGATATAAATGACAATGATTGGTTTTAGATGATATGGAAGTTTTGCCAAAACCTGCTTCTGAAGCAAAATATACAACCCTATCTATTTTTAGTAATTCTAATGCACCTTGAATTACAGGTATCTGACCACTTGATGGAATAATTACCCCTTCAAACATTTTCTGATTAATATTATTAGGATCAAACAAAACTCTAACATTTTGCTTCAATCTCTCTTTAATTTGATCTAAAAATTTGAAGATGTATGACTCAATATCGTCAATATCATTCCAATCAAAATCTTCCTTATATCCAACTAAAGTTAAAGCATTTAAACTCTGTTTAAACCAAATAATATTAATTTTATAAACTTTTAAATCTAAATACAAAGGATTATTAGTATAAACTGTACACTCGCTTATACAACCATAACTACTATATTTATATTTCGCTTGTTCTATTTCATCTTTACCTAAAATCATGCCAACAATTTCACTAGTCACAGGTAAATAATGAATATTCCTCAAATACTTTGTTAGAATCTCATTCTTATCTTCATTATTCCAATTAATACAATAATCATTTATTTTTGTATTATAGATTATTGTATGTGTCAAATCATTATCCATTCTGTCTGATTTGTAACGATAATAATTTTCTCTGCCATAAAGTGACTGTTCAAAGAATATATCTTCTCTGTCTCTTAATGAAATATGATAAGAATGAGAGATTATATCTGCACATATTTTTCTATTCTTGATATGCAAATCACATAAAGAAATTAATATTGGATCTGAACTATCTAGAATTACCAAATCAGCATTACAATTAATAGTATTTTTATCTGTTATTCTAAGATATGGAATCAATTATGTACCATCTCCAAGTTCTTTTATGATTAATTTGCCATTATATGAGCATAAAATATTAAGATAGGGCAAACTCATTTTAATTATCTTTGTTTCAGTAACATTTTCTCCATTTTCATCTTTATATTTACTTATTTCTTTTTTCTCAATTGATTTTGTTCCACCAATAGCAACATGTCTACCTATTCCATCAATAGATATTTCTCCATTTATCATTCCAGATGCTAAGAGATTACTAATTTCACCTAATTTAAGTGGTTTAGGAACAACTAATTTTTCTTCACCTAAATCTTTTAATTCAGTAATTCCTTTTACCCATTTCCAAATTGAATCATTTTTGCTGATATGAGTTTCAGGTGCTTCAGTATATTTATTATTTTCTTTTGCAGTTTCATAGTCAATGTAAGGATAATTCATTGATTGATAAGTGTTGTATTGTCTGAGGTTAAATTCTGGTTCAGAGAGGATTATTTCTTTTACTTCATTGTATTGTTTTTGGAAATCCATTGCTTGTAGGGCATTGGAGAGGTCGTAAGGATGGCGTTTAAGATGAGCAATGAAAATATATTGTTTGAATTTTGCATATTCTTCTGGATTTGTTTTGTAGATTGAGTTTTTTAGGATGTCAAAGTTTTTAGATAAGATGTCTAGCGAATCAAGAAAATCATCTTTTCTGATTACGAATGCTATGTATCCTGATTTGTAATCTTTTGATGTAGAGGGGTTGTAGAGGATTTGTTTATCTAAGATCATGGATAAGTAGTGCTTAACATTTCTTACTCCATTTGTGCTTCCATACGGACAATTATAAAGCATAAGAGAAATTGAATTTTTAGGTAATCTTAATTCCTCAAATGAAGAATTATAGCAATCATCAATATTTTTATTTTCCTTGATACAATTAAACCTATGTTCTTCCAATTCATTAGCAATTAATAAGAAATCATTGCTATTATTTTTCTTAGGAATAAAAGATTTTATTACGTCTAAGAAGTCTCCATTTCCTGCAAATAAATCAGCAACAACAATAGGAAATTTATCTCCATAACCCAATGTATATTCACAATACTGCTTAATTTTATCATAATCTTTATCATTTAGCCATTTATCATAATAACAATAGTCTATAGGAACAGATGAGTCGAGTGATCTCATCGCAATTTCTTGATATAAACCTTGCTCTGTATAATATTCTTTGAGGTAATTCTTTTTCATATAATCAATATCAATTCTGCCAAGCAATCCTAATAAACGATATGTCTCCCAAATTTCCGTTGGGAAAAAGTTGAGTTTGCTGTCTCCAATTAATGAACTACTCATATGTATCATCTCTTTTCTTATTTTGTAATCCTACAATAATAATTATATCTTACTTATTGTAGGATTACAAGTATTATTTTATAATTGAAATTTGTATTTTTTTCTTAATAAATTAATATTAGAAATACCATTCTTCATTCTTCTATAAAATGTCGTTGGACTGATATCTAAAATTTCACACCATTCATCTTTAGTGTGGGATTCGCCATCAATTTCAATATTTTTTTCTTTATCTCTTTTGTTTTAGGTTTTAATAAATCTTCATTTTTCCAACCATATGATATTCTATGCAATATTATATCTCTAGTTAAACCAGATATTTCTGCCCATTCTGTTGCGGTATGTATTTCTCCATTGATTTCTATATGTTTCGTAATATCTATTAATTCTGATAATAAATCATTATTATCCCATCCTGCCGTATATCGTCTATAAATTGTCGCTGTATCTAATCCGGATGTCTTTGACCACTCTAATAACGTTTTAGTTTGATTATTTATTTCTATTTCAACGTGGCTAGGAATAGCAAATAAATCTTTATATGTTTTCAGTCCAATACCAATCCTATAACTAAGAGTATTGGGAGGAACGCCTGTTTCTTCACTCCACTGTGCTATCGTTTTTGATATACCATCTATTTCAATAATTTTATTATTTGCTTTATTATTGTTTTGAACTTTTCTTGTAACCCATCTGCAATTATCTGGTTCATAATTTCCATCATTATTTTCCCTATCTATAGTTAATTTATCAGTATATCCATTGTTTATCGCCCAATCATAAAATGATTTACTATTATTTAACCATTCTTTACAAACAATTATTCCTCGCCATCCATAATTTTTATAATCCTTTGCATTAGGATTATAACATCTTTGCTTCATATTATAATAAGTTTGTTTTAATCTATCTGGGATTATCATCACATTACCTCCTAATTATTATTTATGCACATATACTTTGAATGGTCAATTTACTGTGATATTCATATCCTCTAAATTTTCACTAAATCCTTCTTCTGCAATTTCATCTGATATTTCAATAGAATCATATGTATTAGGAAATATATCAGTTAAAGCATCTAAAATACTTTCAACCCTAACGATATGCCCTTCCGCAATTAATTTACCATTCATATACCATGCTTCCCAATCACTACTCATTAATTTCGTGAATTGATTAATAATTGGTTTATCAAAATCTAATTCATGCTCTTGCCATAAAACTTGTTCTATATGTTTCATATTTTCATCTACAAATTCTATTTCATAAACATAATCGCTATTTCTTCTTATTTTGATAATTATTCCAACTTGATTTAACAAATATGAAGGATCTGTAGCACCAATTTCTATAATTTTAACTCTATCGTTTACTTTAAATTTCACAATAATTCCTCCTTTTATTTTCCTAGAAAAGATTAGATTAAGTCCCTTGCTAGAGTCCTTCTTTCATTTTTATCTTCTACGATTTTATAAAACTCACTTGCTTTTAATTCTATAAAACCTTCTGGATTTTCAAAATTATGCTCACTCTTAAAAGAACAATATACTTTATCTTCAATGGCAAATAATCTGCTTTGTGTTTCGCCATAAACATTAAAATACAGCATCAACATTGGTTTATGTAATGGTTGTACTCCCTTCTCTTTAAGAGTATCTATCCATGCTTTGCCTATTTTAGATTTTGCTTTAAATGCTCTTAAACCATTTTCCAATTTTTTATTAAGCATTTTGCTAAAGTCCTCAATATCTTTTTCAGTTGGGACAATGTAAAAAGTATCTTTAGTTGAAGAATATTCCTTTGTGTTAATATTATTTTTGGATAAAAACTCATGGGAAATTTCCCTCATTATTTTATCACTAGTTATATAATCCATGTATTCTTGGTGTAAAGACGATTGTTTAGTTACTTCAAAATAATTTTCCATTTATTTCATCTCTCCTTCTTCTTTAAAAAATAAGGTGCAATATATTTATATTACAATTATATATTACACCTCAAACAAAATAAACCAAACAACTAAATCAATTCTACAGTAATCCTAATTTGATGAACAAACAAATATTCTAAATAATCATTCCTACATTTATCATGGTAATCAGATGCTTCCTCTCTAGAGTCAAATTTCTTTGCTCTCATAGGATCAGTGATTAATATAAAACTTTTAGGCTTTTCCATCTTTGTTTCCTAATACATAAAATGTTTCAACATAACCATTTAGAATACTTCTCATAATATTTACTACCTCCTTTTATTGACATAGGATTATAGTAAATATTATTTCCTAGTTCACTATGAATTATACATTAATTTGTTAATAATTGCAAGGTTTATTTTACGATAAAAGTCAGATTTTAATGGAAGTACCATGCCCTGTAACCCTTGCTACAAGGCACTTTCACTTTTTGAATTTTTAAGATTTATTACAAATTTTTCATAATCTCATCAATTTCAAGTTCAACTTTCTTTTCATTAGAAAGTAATTGATGCAATTTGGATTCCATAACTTTAAGTTTATTTTCTTCTTCTTTTCTACTTACAAAATCAAGTTTAGACTTAATATCTGTAATCCAATCCGCAACATGATAACCAGAAATAACAAAATCAACCTCTAAATCTTTAGCAGATATTGCATATGAATTAAGTTTAACTAATAAGGAAATTAACTTATCTTTTGTTAACACTTGTAGATTAGAACGCTCTCCATCAATTTCAACAGAACAATTAGTAATTGGTGAGAATTTTTGAGATTTATTTATTAAACTTTTCTTATCCTCAATTTGCTTTTTTAGTTCCATAATTTTTAAATCATTTGTTTCAGTTTTCATATTTATTTCCCCTCTCTATATAATTTATTGTTTTCTAGGTATTCATTTTTGTACATTGGTTGGATGATATTGTAAATTTCTTCAAGAGTACCTTCTATCTTTTTACTAGTATTACTATTTCTATCTTCAAAATAATATCTGTTTTGGTCATTATAAAAATTAGTTACATATATATTTTTATTTAGCGTATCCCAACAGTATAATCCTCTACTACCTTTTAATTTTTCACAGAATTCTTCAAATGTATATTTAATATATTCATCTTTGCTTTCATCATATGGAGAATATTCAGTTTTACATTCAAGTTTTTCAAATAATTCAGCATAATTTTCTACACAATCAGTTGATACAGTGTCTATGAATCTTTCCCCAAGTGATTTAATGGTTAATATGCTTAGATATGAATAATCTTTAGTTTCTCTAGTAAAGAAATGATGTTTACCTTTGTTGACATTGACTTGAACATAATCATATGAACGATAATAACTATAAGAATTAATTTGTGGTCTCTCTATCTTATCACTTCTAGTAGTATGATAGTCAAATCTACCCATATAAATCCATTCTTCATTTGTTTTGGTTTTATATGTTGCACCTAGTTTTAAGTCTTTTGCTTTAACATAACTGTTTCGAAGAATCATTTCACTATATTCAGTAATCTCTTTGTAATCTGGTGACTCCACAGGCATTAAGAGAAGATCCTTGCCATCCCAACCGTACACGAAAAATCCCTCTAAACCCTTACCTTTGATAGAACTAGCATTTTCAAGAATGTAAAGCAGGTTTTCTATTGTGACTTCAAACTCAAAATTACGAGGGTCGTAAACCCTTACATATGCTTGTCTGTGACTCCAATGAGAGCTGTAATCCCCTACCTTCTTATTTAAAACAAATCCTGAAGTTGGTTCATTTAAAAATTCTTGTGATTCAATTTTTTTATCTCTCCATGATTCCCAACTTCTTTCCTTTCTTAAAACTCCTTTTTGATCAAAATAAATAATGTATGCTAGTTGGCCTGTATATGTATCATCGCGTGTTTGGTAGCCAACTTTAATTGTTTTTGGTATAAATATCGTATTATTCAATTTAATTATTTCCTCCTTTATTTTTACTCTGGAATATTTGACTTAATACCATTTATTTTCATACAATAAATCAAATTTATTATAAATGCCTTCATATAAATCTTTAGCATTATTTCTCAAATCAATTTGACTTCTCTTTGAAAGGGATAAAATTAGCAACATTCCATTCTTGACAATGTTCATTTCTTCTTTAGTTAATTCAACCAAGATTTTATCATTCATTACTTTCACCTCCAATCAACATAAAATGTTCTGTTTATTTGATTTTTAAAATCCCTGTTGTCCTAAAAATTCTCTAAATCCATCAGTTATTTCCCTATCATTAGCTGATAATTTGCCATGAATAAAGATATCGCCATTAGGTTCAAAACGGAGTATTTCTTGAGTATCTGTTCCATACAATGTCATTATTGAATGTTTTTGTGGTTCAACTTTTAAATCCATTTAATCAACTCCTTCTATTTAATTAATACCAAAGCATATCATTTGATCTTGCATGTTTTATATATGCAATTAATTTACGATAATTTTTTTCTACTGCAACTAATTCACTAATTTCCTCTTCACTATAATCTTCAACTGTTGTTTCAGGATTATCAATTTTAGCACACCATTTAGGATTTGTGTATGAATCTTCTCTAGCAATACCTTTACCAAATGTTCTTGCCCATTCATTAAAATCTGGATTACTAGAATCCATACAGTGACCACTAGTATGATCTAATTGATCTTGTGGAGATAATCCAGTTAAATAATCCTCTGAATAAAATTCACATTCTTTGCAAATTGTCATAATATTATTTCCTCCATTTATTGTTCATACTCCATATCTAAAGCTTTTTCCCAACAACTTGTGCAAATAAAATCTGGACATCCGGTTTCTTTTTTGTCAAAAAGACCAAATTCACTAGGGCAACTTCCTCCAAGAAACAAATCTGCTAAACTTTCATTCGTCATATTTGCAAATATTAAATTGAATTTTTTTCTTCCTGTCATTTTAGTTTCATTAATTGCTTCTATCAGTTCTAACTCTCTTTCTTCCCAATAAAGATTGCCTGATTCTTGAGAAATATCATCATCAAACTTTATCTGATAGGGACAGTCTGTGTCATCTAAAGGCATATACTTACTTCTCTCAATTGTCACAACTGTACCAGTTTTACCTATTAAGTACATTGGTTCAACATCAAATACATCATCCTCATTAGATATTCTTACAACTTTAACCCTATCTCCTACTTTAAAGTCCATTGCCATCCTCCTTTTTATTTTCCTATAAGTCCATAAGTTTAATTGAACTCAATCCATTTTTCCACCACAATGTATGCATAAATCATTAATCCCTGCACATTTATCACACACTTTATTTGTATCTGAACTACCATTGAGAATTGGTTCTTTACAGATTCCACAATATGATAATGTCATTGCTGAAAATCCAAACGTATTTCTTAGATAAAAACAACATTTACACACTATGCCTTTATTTCTATTCTCTTTTCCACTATCCATTTCATAATGTTTAATTTTTCCTTTGATACTCTGATACATTAGTTGTTTGAGTTTGTTTTAAATTCTATATTCCTAGTAGTCCACTCAATAAATCTTTCTTCCATCTTGTTTAAATCAATTCCTTTCTATTTTACGATAAATGTTAAATTTCGTGTTAGGATTCTACAACCTCGTATTCTCCCTTATAAACATGTAACTCACCTAAATCCTCACCGAAATCTACTCTAACTGTGGTAAACCCAAATAGTTTTGCATCAAACACTTTACCAATAAATTTAGTAATTAAAACTGTACTATTATTTTCTGCTGACATATCTTTGATAATTCTAATTTTCATTGTTCATACTCCTTACACCTTTCCAATTTAACCACCAAACTGTGGATTCCTCAAATCACAAACATGAAACCAATCAACATCTGTAAAGAATCCTTTTTCATCCTTATCAAAGCCTAAACATATAAATGATTTAAATACTCCTGATTTATAATCATGTTTAATTACTTCTCCTGTTTTAGAAATATATTTATTGTGATATTCTTGGTCGAAATTATGTTCATTGGTTGATGTATTTTCTAAATTATCTACTATGTATTTACGCATAGTTTACTCCTTTCTTACTTGGCATGAAATAATCCTTTGATTCTATGATAAATATTTTTCATATCTACCTGTAATATTATTTTGAATATCCCATAATTTTTGGATTTGTTGAGAATGACGATCTTCCCATCCTGCATTATTAATACTATTTTCTAGTTGCATTATTTGATAATAAAATTCTGCATTCTCCTCGCCTTTTGTGGTTTCTATTTTTGACTCAATATAATTCACTACTTTTTCATACAAATCATATTCATCTTTGTTCTCTTGAAAAATTTTAAATAAATCTTTTCTTATATTAATTTTCATCATTCCTTTCTTTATCAAATAAGTTTGGTATTTTAAATTATGAAGATAAATTTATGTCGCACTCTTTACACATGTCCCAAAGTAATCCTGTATAATCAAAATCCCAATCACCTTGTTTTAAATAATGGCAATAACCATTTTGCTGTTCTGGTTTCTCTTTGTCTAAATCCCAAAAAGGACACACTCTTATTTTTGATGCTCTTCCGTGACAATATAGGCCATCGGGTATATAAATGCTTGGATTGTCTTTAATACGTTGTGGAATATCATTTTTCATTGTCGTTTTGACTCCTTATCCCTCGAAATCGATAACTTATGGGATTTCAAACACTATATGTAGTGTGTTTTGTAATACTAGACACTACATATAGTGTTTGCTTTTTAGATATTTTACATATTCAACCTATATAAAGTTACATCATAATCTTGAAAAACTTCTTCAATGATTTTGTAGACTACTTCCCATGAACCTCCTGCTAAACCACATCCAATATTAAATGGGATTGCAACAGACTTCTTATGGTCTTTTGCGCTTACTTTTAATGAAAATAACGCCTCTTCTAATGCTTTATAATCAGTATATTGTTTATCTCTTCCATAATTATACTGACCAAATAGATTTGCTATATATTTATTATCTTCTGTTTTTACAATTTGACATTTACCCAATGCGGTAAACTTATTATTGATAAAGAATTTTCTATATTGATCAAAAACTTCAGGATATTTCTCTTTAATTTGTTTCGCTATACCACTTCCCATAACTCCCATACTATTTACTTGGTGGGCAATTATATCTTCTGTTGCTTGTAAAATATTATCATCAACCATTTTAATCATTATTTTACCCCTCCAATAATTGCTAAAAACTCATCTTCACTCAAAACAGGAATATTTGCTTTAATAGCTTTTTCGACTTTCGAAGAACCTTTCATTTTACCTACAATTAAGAAATCAAGAGATTTTGTAAATCCATTTGCAAACGTTGCTCCTAAATCTTCTAATATTGCTTTTAACTGTTCCTTTTTATATGATTCAAAAGTTCCAGTACAGTACGTAGTTTTGCCTTTAAAAAAACTATCACTCACATTAACCACTTCCTTCTTTTCTTCTTTTTTAATTTCAATATGACCTAATAATTCAATTGTTTGCAAATAATTATTATCATCCATAAAATAATTATAAACATTTTCTGCCGTAATTGGGCCAAAATCATCTACTGCTAATAACTCGCTTAAATTTGCAGTCATAATCAGAGCAATATCATTATTAAAATGCTTACATAGATTCTTTGATCCCCCAAGTCCAACACCTTCAATACCTAATCCGTAAACAAAGGATTCTAATTTAACCTTCTTACAATTTTCAATTGCTTGAATCAGATTGTTATATTTCTTAACTCCAAATTTGGGTAGTTTAATAATCTTATCCTTTTTGCTTTCCAAACTAAACAAATCTAAAACATTACTAATAATTCCATTCTCAACAAAAAGTAACGCAGTTTGCTCACTAAATCCATCAATATTCATTGCTTGCAAAGTACCAAAATGAGCTATTGATTTTACAATTTGTGCTTTACAATTCAATGAGTTTCTACAAAAATAATGAACTCCATCTTGTACTAATTCACTTCCACATGATTGACAATGTGTTGGCATTTTAATATCAGGCATATCATCCGTAACACTATCTTCTACAACTCCTAATATCTCAGGGATCACGTCATTAGACTTTCGAATAAATATTGTTGCATTGATTTTTACCCCTTTCTTCTTAATATCATCCATGCTGTTTAGAGTTGCATAAGAAACAGTCGAACCCATTAAGTCTACAGGCTCTAAAGTTCCTCTAGGGGTTACTTTTCCTGTACGACCTGTTCTAAATTCAATATCTAATAATTCTGTTGTTGTTTCTTCTGATTCATATTTAAATGAAATTGCCCATCTAGGAAACTTTGTAGCGAATCCCATTGCTTCTCTTGTTTTGATATCATTAATACTTACTATTGCTCCATCAATTTCATAATCTAGGTTTGGTCTTAGTTCTTCAATTAAAGCAATTTTTTCTTTAACTTCTTCAATGGTATTACAAAGATAATAATCTTGATCAACTGGTAATCCCATTTTTGTGATAAATTCCATCATTTCCATGTAAGTATTGAATTTTAATCCTTCGCTGTATCCAATATCATAAAAGAAAGCATCTAAATTTTTATTAGCAGTTTCCTTTACGTCTAAATTCTTGATTGCTCCTGATGCTCCATTTCTTACATTTTTTAAAGGAATTTTAGCAGTTTCATTATATTTATTGAATACACTTTTTCTCATATAAGCTTCACCATGAACTTCTAATAAAATATTACTATCAATACTTAATGGAATTGATTTGATTGTTTTTACTTGTGCTGTGACTAATTCACCTTTGATTCCACCGGTTCCCCTAGTTGCAGAAGATAACAACACGCCTTTGTAAGTATTATTAATTGATAACCCGTCAAACTTTTTCTCTACAACATATTGAATCTCAGGTAAATTATTTTGTTTTACAAATGATTTATTTTTATTATGCCATGTATCAAGTTCATCCATGTTCTGTGCTTTATCCATTGAATAGAGTCTAAACTTATGCTCATGCTTTTCAAATTTATCTAAGACAATATCACCAATTCTTTGTGTCGGACTGTCAGGCAATATGTAATTTAATTTCGCCTCTAAGGCTTCTAGCTTTCGATATAAAAGGTCGAACTCTGAGTCTGATATACTTGGGTTACTGAGAGTATAATATTCGTAAGAGTGTTTGTTTAACTTCTTGACCAATTCTTGCATTTGAATATTTTCATCCATTTCTTATTCCTTCTTTCTCAAATTAATATGGATTCATTTGCACCTCTACCATAATTATACTACAAGTGAATCCATATTGTCAAATATTTATTTATTAATTTATATCTTAACACTTAAGCCAATTCTACATTCAATTTTAATATTATTTGCTCAGTCCAATTATGATCACATTCTGAACATGCTAAACCCAAATCTATTGATGTATTTACATCGGGATAACTCAAATAATCTCCCCACAGATATTCAAATCCACACTCTGGACATATTACATTCATCTGTAAACCTGAGAGATAAAATCTTTTTACTTCTATTTCTCCTTTTGGTTGACCCAATATTTCTATAGACAATTTTTATTTACACTTCCTTTCTTATTTAATCCTTAACAATCCTCTTACTCAAACATTTTCTACCATCCCTATATCCAATCACAAATCCCAACTTTCTCAATCCATACTCATAAACATCTCTACGCCTATTGTCAGTCCAATATACACTAATAAAATCTCCATCTTTACAACAATCAGACTTCTCAAACTCAATAATCCGATTCTTTGCCCACAACAAACCTTCTAATCCACATTTTCCAGTTTCATGATCGGTCAATATATCTTTTTCTCCCAATATTAATTGTCTAAGATGTTTCTTCTTATTTGCTATTGCTAATAGTATTACATAATCATTTGATTTACTTTGTTCATGTTTCCAAAAATATATTCCTATTGTCTGACTATTTTTAAGTTTATGAGTTTTGTAATATCCATAAGTGCGATAATCGTTGTCGTATTTTAGCTTCTCAAATTCATTCATAATTAATCGTTTTCTAAATCACTGTATTGACTTGAGGAGTTTATGTTTTCAATTTCATCATTCAACCTACTTATTTCTCTGGTCATTCCTGCTTTCTCGCCTCCACTAATTCTTTTCTCTAAGGTGGTTCTATCAATAATAACCTTCTCTTTAAGTTTTCTAACATTATAGCAATCGCCAACATTACTGGTATCCTCCGCAATTAATCTGTCATGTAAACCATCTAACCCCTTCTCGACACTTTTATAACGAGCAACCCTCTCATCAGTTTTATATTTATATTCAACGTCTATATACTCTCTAAATTCTTCATATAACTTTTTAACATCTTGTATATTTGCATTAGTAAAAGTTTTGATGGTTCTTTTCATACTGAATCTTAATTCATTTAAAATAAAATTAACATCTACATTTTCACCATCTGCAATAAATGCTCCGTGTTTACGAATAGATGGAATCACATCAATAGCTAACCACTTCTGATAATTTACAGCAGAATCACTACTTGCTTTCATCCCAAGAAGGTAAAATAAGCTTTCTGGTATGTAATCATCCTTTCCACACTTCTGTGGAAAACCAAAATCACTAATATATCCATTCATTCTGTCCCATGTTACATAAAGTTTACCATTTTTCTCTCTTGACCATCCAAAACCTATTGCAGTATCTTCCGCATTCATACTAATGCTCTTATCTTCATTTAATTTTGTTCTAACTTTGAAACCTAATTCAGTATTTTCATAAATTTGTACATCGTTCATTTTATCATTTCTCCTTTTTATTTTAATTTATTTTTAACTCCCATAAAATCACAATTTGCTAGGATTTTATAATTTTGAAACCCTTGGTATGACTGCTTTGTATGCCTGTGAAATTCTAATATCTCTCATTATCCATATCTTCATCTGAAATACATTTTACTTCAACCTCATAACCTAACATTTCTAATAACTTAATCCATGCTCCATTAGGAATTGAATGTCCTTCGTGTTTAAAATCTTCACCTAAATTCATTCTTAATACTTCCCAATCTCCAGACTTAGGTACTATAAGTTCAATTAATGGTTTTCTCATTTTATATCTCTCCTCCATACACAACAAACTTAGACTAATTGGACATTTGCAACTACCCATAAGACCTTTAAGAATTGCTTTCTTTTCAGGTGTTAATCCAGACATTAATCATCCTCCATCTCACTACAGCCAAATAATTTAATTATCCCTTGATTACTATGATGACTCCAAAACTGAAAGAATTCTTTGTAAGAATAGAATACATATTTCTCCATACTATTTTGACTAAAATGTTCAAGATATCCAATAGTTATCATAATTCTTTTATCTTTGTTTGTTTGCATTTCATGATCTAGCACATCATTATCATAGCGTTTATAATATTTACATTTAAATGGCTTGCAATGAATATCTCCTGGACAATTAGCAACACAGTTATAACACGCATCTTCCATTTATTTATCATCCTCTCTATTGATTTTTATATTCTGAATAAGCATTTTTAAATATCTTAACCGCTATTCCTATGATTGTTTCTATTAATGGTCTGAGCATATATCCTAAAAATATTCCTGCAATGAAATTCCACATAATTATCACTCTCCTTTCACTCAGTTCAAATACGATTCACGACCATGATATATAAAGATATGACTCCTTAATCTCATAAACTTCTCCGTTACAATATAATTTAACAACATATAAAGAACCATTTTTGCTAATAATCCTACCTTTTGCATATTCTCCAGTAGGTTTGCCTTTTAAATAAAATTCAAAATCAGAATCACGAATTGTTACATTCTCGCCAGTAAGAAACATAAAATTTCTCCTTTCTTTTAATTCAAACGAATACATTTTTTAATTGATTCCATCAACAATTTCATCTAAACTATAATCATTAATCTCCAATAAATTCTCAAACAAATCACACATTCTAACTAAATCATCTCTAGTTTCCTTAATTTTATCAAGTAATTTACATTCACTACCTTCAAATATCCTACAATTTTTTTCTAAACATAATGGATAAAAATAATCTGTTTTGAAACTAGAACATTTCTCACCAATACATTTCATAAATTAATCTATTCCTCCGTTATCATCATGATACATTATCACCTTATCCAAAGCACATTTATAATGATTTAATTCCTTTTCCATTACTACAATTTTATCTGGTAAAGAGCATTTTAATTCATTATTCTCCATTCCAAAAACAAATGCTTCCAAAACATTACAATATCCACAATTACCTGACATGAATGATAGATTACAATTCTCCTTTATACATTTCATTATGTATTCACTCCTTAAAATTGATTTTAATAAAACCACAAATCTTATCACAAACATTAATTTCCAAACAAAATTTACAGCATCTATCTTCCATAAAATGAACAGGACAAATGGTTTTACACTGAATCGTTCCATCTCGACATTCAACTTCTAAATTACATTTAATATTTTCATTTTTCATTTTGTTCCTCTCTTATTATATTTCCATATTCTTTTAGCATAATTTTTAATTCTTCTAGTGCAACATTTTCTTCTATTTGATTCTGCTCTTCAATTTTATCAAGATCACAACCATCAAAGAAACTTTTGAATTCATCCTCTGACATTGTTTCATTATCAATACATTGTGATGCAATTTCTGTTAATCCTAATAAGATTACAATATCTCTTGATTTCATTTGTTAATTTCCTTCTTTCATCTTGTATAATTATCCCTGATATGGATATACTACCATTCGTCAACTAATTTTGTTCTCGTCTTATTGCACTTGGCCTTGCTTTCGAGCAGGGTCTTTTTACTGCTGAATAGAAAAATCACAACTAGTACATTCGTAATAAGTTTCGCCATAAGTTGTGAATTTATTTTGTGTTAATGGAAAATAACATTTTGGGCAGATGAGATTGTTTATTAGTTTGTTTTCAATATCACATTTTTCATTTGTCAATTGCTGGATATTGTATGTAAGAGAATTATGTTCATGTTTAAGCCAGTCAGTATAAGTTTTTTCTTTTTCTATTATTAATTTTAGTTTATTTCTCATTTGCTTTTTTGTTCTCCTTTCTACCACATTCTACTTTGTTTTCCCATCTCTTCTTTGTATTCTCCATAGCAACCAATATTATTTGATTTTATAGATTCATAACAATCATTTGAACAAAATCCTGCAATAATATCTTCATTATTATCTTTTACATGTCCAGTATAAATAAATGCTTCTTTTCCACAGACGATGCAATTTACAGTGTCTAAATATATACTCATGATTTTTCCTCCTTTCATTATTCAAATCAATCAACTATTCTATTTGCTTAGATTATTACTCATCTTATCCACCATCTCTTGTGCGTCTTCTTCAGTAAAATAAACTTCATTCACATTAAAGACTTTTGATGAATCATTCTCATCAATTACCCTAATACGCAATGTAAAACTATTTTTTATATTATATGAAAAAGAATGATTCCCTTCTATCTCAAAACCACAAATAGTACATGGTCTAATATAATATAAAATTTGTTTTCCAGTTGAATGACCAGTTTTACATTCTTTACAATACTCATATTTTTCAGAGTATTTACTTTCAATATAGTATACTTCTGTACCGATTTGAAAATTAATAAGATTATCACCTATCATGTAATTAATGTCAAATTCTTTATTATTCATATTTGTTTTCCTCCTAAATTTTATTTTACTTAACTCGAAATCTGTATTTTATTTAAACTTAGTTCTAATTTCAGTTTTAACAATGTCACTTATAAAATCTTTCAAACCTGCTTTTGTTTCAGTTTCAGATAATATTTCAAACTGCTCTTTAACTTCTTTGTATTGTTTTGTTCTTATATATTTTTTCTCTAAATCTAATACTAAAGCGTTCTTAACTTCATTTTTAAAATCAGTATCCATTATGTCGGTCAACATAGTTTTAATTTCTTCTTTCAATTTATCTTTAAAGGTTCTTCCATGATGTTCATATCTATTTGATAAAACTTCATTAATCACCTGTCTTGCTGACTCTTTAATTATCTCAGATTCAACATAGTCTATATCACTATTGTCAATGTTTATGGAAAAATTCATTTTCATAAGCTACTCCTTCCTACTTACACAAATCATCATACATACTTGCCTTTTCTTTTAGAGTTTTATATTCTTCTACGGTTATCATTATATTTTTATCATCAATGATTGGAGTATGACATTCCTTATTTATATCTTCTCTAAAATCAATAGGATCTTCTCCTTTACAATGTTCTTCACACCATGTAAAGCAAGTGGCATACATATCTGATCTATCATATGTTGATTTACAAGTTCTACATTTGCATTTTAAACATTCTTCAGAGTAATTTTTTAGTTCCAATTTTATTGATCCTCCAATCTTAATCTTACTACATGATTTAATATTTCTTCTAAATCTCCATTAGAAGCCTTTAATAATAAATCTAATTTGTATTTGTATAAATACCTACTAAATGATACTACAGACAATAATATTCCACATACCATTCCCCAAGGGAACCAAATCATAATTTTCTCCTTTCTTCTAACTTAGAATCAAACATAGATTTTATTTACCAATCTTTATGTTCGAAAATAAATTTGTTAGGTAAAACTTCTAGTATTTTCTTCATTTCTTCTGAAGATATTTCAATATTATCTTTATCTGTATTATAAAAATACCACCAAAATGATTCTAAATATTCATCAGTTTCAATCCAAGATACTAAATCTTGCTCTAATAAAATAGAGAAATAATCATTATATTTGTTTAGCACATTTAATATAGAGTTTTGTAAATCTTCGTTATTAACTTTTAGACTATAAAATAATCTACTTTTGCACGATGTAGAGGTTAGGAAATCATCATTGGTATAATAGTAAGGTTTAAATCCTTTGTCTAATAATTTTTTATACAATATTTTCTCATCCTTTCATATAGTAATTACTTTGCTTATTTCCTTCTAATATGCCAATTATAATTATCTGAAAGGCATTCCAATTCCTCATCCCCTTCTAAAATACATCTCTCTAATGTTCTATTACTTCTTTCACAATTTATACAATTGTCAATTATGCTTGCATTAAATAAATCATCTTTCAAACTTTCAATGGTATCAAGTAAATCTCTAACCATATCCTTTGCACCATCAATAAAATTGAATGTTCCATATTTATTACATATGCTAATTAAATTACAACAAGGATTTTCAGGAGTACATTTCATACAATTATAATTATCTTCTTCATCTAAATCTGCCAATATCAATACTTTAAGTTTGATTAATTCTTCATTGCTCAAAATCATATTTAACCCATCAACTCCTTTCTAACAATGTTTTTTAATATACTGTTCTATTTTACATTCTTTTATAAATTCCATAATAACCTCATCATCGTATTCCATACTTTCTAGCAAATTACTTATACAACATCTCCATGTCTCAGAGTCTATTTCATATTCAATAAGAATTTCGACATCAAAGACTTCACGCTCCTCGCCATTATTATTTCTAATTAAATACATTTCCTCATTGTAATCATAGCCTTCACCTTTTGTCCAATCAGATTTCTCCTTTTCAGTAAGGGGTCTAATAATTTCGAAGGTTTGCATCTTTAGAAAACTAGATTCAGGATCACACCAATATTTTCTAAAATCTTTCTTTGTATATGGTAAGTATTTATCTTCATTTTGCTTTTTCATTTAATTTTATTGCCCCTTTCCTTTACAAGTCCAATTTTATGAATAGTTGCCAACCTTACAACGTTGATACGTAATGGTTTGCGTACTTCTATTGCATTAGAAATTTCTTCATAATATTCCTCATAAGATTCAAATTCTTGATCTGAATTATCTTCACTATAGAAGTCTCTCCAAGGATTTTCATCACAATTCCATTTGCCTGATAGTTTCCACTCGTCAAACAAATTTTGGTGTAATTCATGGTCAATATCGAATGAAGAAGTAAAATTAGGATCGCTCATAAAGCCAGATGGGACTATAAGAAAACTTCTAACCATATCTACAATACAATCGTCACAGAGTTCATATTGCCAATTGTGATACCCAAGTTGTAAATTAAATGATTGTATTTTATCATCATGCGGTTCAAACACTTCACCACATTTATTACAAAGAGAACCTACTAGAAATTGTTCATTTTTTGTAACTTCTACACTTTTGGTAATTCTCATATTACTCTTCACTCTTTTCTTTATAATTTTATTTAATCCTTATAAGATTATACGAATGGGAATTGTAAATTATGGGGGTCTTGGTAAGATTTATTTAAAAATATTTTTAGATTTATGTATCAATGAAATGCACCTTGCTCCATTTTATGAGAATAAATTATATTTCCACGTTCATCATCTTCAATAAATTTAATGCCTCTCCGATGTCTATTTGCTTCTAGTTCTTTAGTAATCCTAATTTTATCCTTATTATTTTTGTAAGGAATCGCACACCAGATATCGTTAATAAAGGTTTCTTTTGCAGGTCTTCTAATCATAAATAACACATCTCCTCTTTAATTTATATTTATATTTACTAATTTGTTCACAATATGATTAATCCTCTAAGATTGTTACAGTTGCATACCCAATTCCAAAATTAATTGCTTCTTTACTTGCTCTATTGCTATGAAAATCTCCCAAGAATATATCTACCCTATTGCCGATTATTCCTGAACCCGTGTCCACGGTTTTATAATTCCCCGAGTATTTTTTATGTTTTGCATCTATAAATGTCAATTTAACTTTTACATTTAAAGGAATTATTCTTGGATCGACAGATATTACTTTAGTGCTAGGCCATGTTTTATTCTTTAAGCTTGTTCCATTTTTAGTAATGCCGAATCCAACATCACCTCTAGATTTACTACAAGAATTAATAGATAAATCGTATGCGGTTATAACGAAGATTGGGTTTTCTTTCGGTTTAATTTGAATTGGGATAATTGACTTTGGTATAATTGGCTCAGTCTTAACTATTATGTATTGCTTTCTAAGTTGTTCTAATATATTTGCATTTACATCACTTCCTAAATTAGCATTAATAGATTTGATATTAATTATATCTTCTTTTATAATATTATTTCCGTTTACACTGCTTGCGAGAATAAACACACTAATCAAGGTGACGAATAATTTAGTATGCTTTAGTGGATTTCTCCTCATTCACTTAACTCACTTTCTTATTATATTTTGATTAATCATATAATTTTATGTACTATTGAGATATAAAATTATACCTCAATAATTTAATAAATAGTTTAAGTTTTCTCCAATTTATCTATCGCCTCCTGCCAAGATCCAAACTTATCTATAAACACAATAGCCATTGGAAACTTCATATCTTTGTTGTTTGGAATTCTACCTAATTTTTCTTTCTTCTTTTTTAATATTTTGATAAGATCCTTTTTAGTATACTCACTTACAATAACTTTCTCAAGGTTATTATAAGTTCCAAAATATTCTTTGATTAATCCTTCTGGATAAATAGAAAGTATTTCTTTCTTGTCTAATACTCTTTCTTTACTTGCAAATAATTCTTTTAAATTAGAAATTACTGATTCCTTCGAATGTTTTTCAAAATCAACGTTTTTATAGATATCTTTGATTAAACCTGCCTTGATCAAAGATTTCTCCCATGAACCAAATCTCCGATTATAAATTCCACTACTAGGTGCTTTCATGTCAACACCTTTTGGAATTCTCTTTAAATCTTCTGCTTTTTCTTGAATAATCCCAATTAATTCATCATCTGAATATCTCCTATGAACAAAATCAGCATGTTCATTTGTTTGATATAATTCATCTGCCCATTCTTTAAGTTCAGGATAAGTTTCGCCAATGGCGATATACATGCTACCATCGAATGTAGTGCTAACCATTCCAACTAATTTATATTCTTCAAACAACTCTCTAGTGGTTTTAGCCTTGATATCTTCAATAGACCAATTTAAAAGATTTTCGAAAACATATTTTAGAATTTTCTTAGCAGTTTGAAGACCTGCAACTCCCTCCCAAAACCCCGAAGGGAATGCTCTTAGACTGCCATTTTTGACTAGTGAGTAAACTTCTATATCATCCATCTCATAGGTGTCTACAGACCTATAATTCTTTCGAACCATAATTATTAACCTCCATTTATAAATGCTGTTTAACTAGTGTTTTTACTACCGCAAGACTATCTATACAAATCTCTTTGCTTTTATCATTCATTAACGCTCCATCTATTTTTATACCCTGCTTCCCTAGTAATAATATCATATTATTGAGCAAAATGCCAATATCTTCCGTATTTGCATCAATAATATTAAGTTCAATTGATTCATCTGTTTCAATTATGTCATCTCTTAAAAATTCATCTATCGTGATGCCTAAAAATCCACATAATTTAACTAAATAACCCAAATCGTTGATTTGTTTAATTTCTGATTTCTTAGATGTTTCATTTATCCAATTGCCACTGATACCAACTGCCCTGCCAAATTCTTGATAATCTCTAAAATTTAATCTTTCTTTGTATAGACTAATTTTTTCCCCTACATTCATAAAGCACACCTCCTATTGAAATTTTCCATCAATATATTTTGCTCCATCACTTTTGCGTGATATCTTACTAAATACAGCAGTAGAACTTTTGCATGTAAAAATTAATACATTTGAATCAATCCATGCATCAACATCATTTTCAATTTTGTTTAATACCCAGTCCTCTGGAGATTCTACAATTTCATATAAATACTCAAATCCCCTGTTAATTTTCTTTAATAATCTGAAATAAGTTTTGCCTTTTAGTAAGGTTTCTAAAACATTTATACTTTCGATTTCAATCAATAGCATCAAAACACTCATTTGTGTTTCAATACTATACAGACTCTTTGATGGATATCCGCGTTTATTCATCTCATTTTTAAAAGAGAGAAGTAAATTGTATTTTTTCCACATTTCTAAAAGTGTATTTTTCATAATATTTACTCTCCATTACCAAAATACATTTTAACTAAATCTCTGGTTTTGAATACATATTTTTCTCCATTTTCACCAAACTCAAATCGCTCATTAATTTGAATATAGTCTTCTCTGGTTAATTCACATTTTTCTCCTTTTGCCTTTTTTTCATCCATCTTCTCTTTTGCATAGTCTAAAATCGCTGAGAAGTATAAATTCGAACTAGTCAAATAAGGAGCTTCTAACCAACCTTGCATCCTTTGAATTCTGCTAGTGAAAAATTGATAATCTACTTTACCTAATCTGTTCTTTCCGGGAACTCTAAATACATATTCAGTCGGACTTATAGCCCTACCTCTATTAGTCTCTTCATAAATACCATCCTCATTTTTCTTAGATTTTAACCCATTATTAGAGACATAGAAAGTTTGATTTATAACTCGTTTGAGTAAACCTAATGTGTAATCATCAGTTTCAATATATCTTTGTTCACCATTGTTTTTAGTAAGATATAATTCTTTAGTCTTCCATTTAATATCTTTAACCTTTAAATTTACGAGTTCTTCAAGAGTATTCCCCTTTTCAGTTCTTCCTCTGACAGACAAACTAGATAACTCTATAATCAATTTATCTTGATCATTTTTCAACCTTTTTTGAAGTTCTCTAGATTTAGATAAAGGAATATAAGAATTACATTGTGCTTGGTCATTAATATAATCCTTATAATCAGCAGGAAGAATGGTCATAAATCTGTTCTCATTATGTCTAACTAAACTTTTAGATATACAGAAGTCAACATAAGTTTTTAAAGGAGATAAAGCAGATTGAAACGTCCATTTGTTCTTATTCTTGAATTGAACAGTTAGCATTTCATCACGATCTTCAATATTGAAGTCATAAATTTTCTTGCCAACCTGTGTTTCAAATTCATCTGCTCTTTTGAGGACATAAGTGTAGAAACTTCTAGTAGATTTTAATTGATTTTCTAGAAACTCCTTTTTAACTTCTGAATCAACCTCAAATACTACCTCTTCATCTTGCAATTCTTCGTTAACTTCATTGATGGACATATTAAACACCCCTTATTAAATATATTAATCAAACTAATTTCTGAAAGAATTTATATAGGTTATTTCTGGTAGATTTTTTCATATCGGAATCTGATATTCCAATATCTTTCCAGAAAGGATTTTTAACACTGAAATCAATTTGATTAAGAATTTCTTCTAATAAGTCTTCCCAATTCTTTACATCATATAATCTTTCTGATAAAGCAACATATCCAGAGAACATATTCTTGTGGTTGATATATGTCTGAGAAGCGTCAGGACGCTCTATAAACTCTTCAACATTCAATCCAATGATATAGTCCATAACGTTAGCAATATGCTTTGCTATGGGCTTTGCTTGAAGTCTATTGGTTAGTTTTTCCTTATAACATTCTTCTATACTAATAGCTAAAGTAGACTTTTTTGTCATACCAGAAAACTTCAATTCTGCATCTGATTCTTTAATATTCTGACCAAATTCACTAGTACCAATGTCTCTAATTGCATCTACTACAACATTTCCCAATCTTGAAGAATCTAGGTTCTTTATATGCTCTTTTTTCATGGGTTTTTGCTCATTAACTTGGGTCATAAATTCTAATGTTTTATTCTCACTGAAATTAGTAATTACTAACCCCCAGTTAAACTCTAATTCTGCATTTTTTGCGATAGCTAAAGAATTAGCTATGAGTCTATGATAACCATCAAATATATTAATACTTCCAGAAATATAGGTTAAATCTCCAGTTTTTTCATTAAAATATAATTCATCTTCACCATCATGAAGTATATTTAATTTGATATCATCTGAAAATTGAATTCCTTCAAGCAGTCTATTCATTATTCGTTCTACTTTGTTTTTATCAAGTTGAATTCTCTTTTCTCCATAAATATCAATATGCGGATCACGTTGATTCTTAAAATTATAAATAATTTCATTTTCTGCATATATTTCTGCAAGATGTTTAGCATGATCTAAACCTTTATAATGCCCATCAGCCGCACGAAGCATATTATGAAACACATATTGCTTTTTCGTCTCTACTCTTTTCTCCTCTTTATAATTTTCCATATTCTGCATTTCTATTTCATTAAAGAAATTGCTTGGAACAATACTTAATACTTCATCGATATCTCCTAAAATTGGAGAATCATCATCTGTTTTAAAATTTAATGCATCATACATTGCATTTGTAAAAACAAATAATAATACTAAATCTTTACCTTCATCAATGTCTAATGTTGATAATGCCCTTTTCTCATTAAGGATAGAAAGTGCTAAACGACCACTCATATTCCTCTTAGAGAACTCATCTAAAATTATTTTCCTTACTTTGTCATTGCTAGAATATTTAACGATTAATGGATTTAATTCTTGGATCAATTCAACTGATTTTTCTTTAAGCATTAAATATCACCCCTTCACATTAAAATAATATTAACATCATTATATACAATTATTACTCTAATGTCAAGAAATTATACTTATTTTTATATGAACCACACCTATCGACGCGACCAGTGCAGTTCATTATAATTATATGTGCATAATTACATCGCTTTTGATATTGGGAAATCTGAACAATCAGATTTTGCCATCTCGTATAAAACCATGTTCTCACCTTGAAATTCCCTGTGCAGTTTAGTCATTTCGCTTAAGATATTATATTCTAAATTAAAAGAATTGTGCAATCCCATGATATGCTTTCTTTTATTTAACTCAAGTAAAGCGGATTCAGCACTTTCTTTATCTATATATCCCTTACATTCAGGAGAAAATGTTTTAAAAGATATGTATAGGTAAGTATTCTTTCCAGACTTGCCAATGCTATTCCTGTGAGCGAAGTTACCGTCTTGGTCTTTAATTACCCATATGGATTGTTCATTAGAAGTATTACAATAATTCAATATAATTCACTTCTCCTTTAATTTTAATTTATGGTAATTTCTACAAATAACACCTCGACTCTCTTAATACCTCCTTAATAATATTATATCATAGGGAAAATTACTATACAAGAAACATCATAACAAAAATAGTACATATGTTCGACATTTTGTGCTAAATTGTTCGCCTATTCTTAATGCAGGATATGTATATCAAATATGTTCTTTAAAGTTTCAAAAGTTAACCAAGTTTCTTTGCACCAATCCAATGAAGATTTAATTTCTCCTTCATATCTATAATATACAGTATTAGATTTATTATTGGCTTGCTCTTCCCAAGTAGTCCACCTGCAATTGTCTGGTTCATAATTCCCATCATTTTCTATTCTGTCAATAGTTAATTCATCAGAATATCCATTGTTTATTGCCCAATTATAAAATAACTTTCTATCATTTAACCACTCATCACAAATAACAACTCCTTTGCCCCCATAATATTTAAAACCTTTAGCTTTAGGGTTATAGCATCTTTGTTTCATTCCGCTATAAATGCTCATTATTCTTTTGTTGTATGATATTTTAATTTCTTTACTATCAGATATTTTTACTTTATAAATTCTTTTCTTTAGAATTTTTAAAGGTTTTACGATTTTAGGTTTAACTATTTTGTCTTTTGGAGGTTTTAATATTTTATCAGGTTTAACCTTTGCAATTTTTTTAGATGGTATTTTTCCTAGTAAACAACCACAACTTCTTGATGTGCCAAAAGACAATGCCCTTTCTGCTACATGTTTAATTGTTTTATATTCGCAATTACAACGGCATTTCCAATATCTATCATCTTTCTTATTTGTTCTGTTCGATAATTCTAGAACAGTCCAATTATTAAATACTAATCCAGTTAAATCTTTATATGTTTCCAATTTGCAATAAATGTCCTTTCTATTTAAATATTATTTTTTTATTGATATTATTAAATTCACATAAAACATCACCTCCTTTTAATGATATAAGTAAACTTAATTATGAATCTAGCTTAGAGTATATCGATTGCCCTATTCTACCCACACTAAAAAGCTCCAACAATAACCCAAAACAACTTGCAATTACAATTATATGTACATTAAACAGTAGGAAGATGGTCATTACAACTGTCCATGCGATAAGGTAGTATAATGACCATCGTTTAAACTTTTTAATCTGTAAAGGGTCTATAATGGGTTTGTTGGGTGTGTCTCTTGGAATATATCTGAAGATTATATATAGTGTCGTTAATACACAAAAGAATAGCAGAGAATAGATGTTTTGGATAGGCCAATATTGATATGTGTGTTTGATTATTAATGCTGATACAATGAATTGCAAAGCACTAATAATCATACAGCGATTATAGGTCTTTAAATGGTATCCTCCTGCGATAATTCTTAAACTACTGAAAGTCAATGTTAATATTATAATAGGGATTATAATATTAAAGATATATGCTAATGATACCATCAATATGATCTTAAATATAAATCCCCATATAACCATAAAACCATAGGTAAAAACCTCAATTTGATCTTCTACTGTAGGATATTTATCATTAGGTACTTTTGATGCCAACCACCTAGCAGAATAATTTGAAACATTTTCAATAAAACTCATTTAATTATTTAATCTTCCTTTCTTTTATCGTGCAAAGGCAACCTGCTGACTTGCACTACGATTATAATTATTTTGATACTGATATGTTTTTTGCTTGTTCATATTCATTAGATATTGAACTGCTTCTTGTTCATTCATTTTAAGATGAATAACCCCTTGTGCCTTCAGCATGGCAACCTCAACCAATAACATAATTTCTGAAGGGCATTCTGAAACCTTCTGAACTATCCCGTTTTGGCTAAGTCTCCTTTTTGATACACAACGAATTTGCTCACAACTAATAATTGATTCTTGGGGCAATCCGCAATTTTTAGGCCCAACTTCAACGTGGGTGGGAAGCTTACTACGTTTTCTACTAGTGAGAGGTAAAATAATTGAAGTGCTTGAGAAGTGATTCCCTACATCATTTTGTATAACTAAACATAATCGATTTCCCCCATACTCTGAATCTATGACATCACCCAAACTAACATAGCAAAAAGTTCCTCTTCTGACTTCAATATTTTTTATCTGTTCCATATCATTATTTGTGTAATTTGAATACCCACACGCCAATGTTAAATCCTTTAAAGATACTCTACCATCAGAATTGTCAGCGATGGTTTTAAGAAATTTTATATCTGGATAAGAGTTTATTCTTGCATTAACAACAAGAGTTAGATATTCAGAGTCGGTTTTCATATCTGCTGCAAATCCATTGATCGTCCTATGACCTTTGGCATGAATTACATAGTTAGCTAATTTTTTGAAATCTTTTTTGGTATTTTCCTCGGTATTGGTGTTTTTAGTAAAGAATTTGTTTAACATAATAACACATCTCCTCTTCATCTCTAATAAGATATTTATAATTTTTTATTATTTCCTTATTAATATCTTACTATAAAGATATGCAAAATGTCAACAAATATGTAAATATTAACTATACAATTATTTTATGGTTATAGGGAAGAACCGAAGTCCCTCCCTATATGTAGGATAATATTATTTCATGCAATTAGGGGACTTTGGTTGATGTGCACCCAACCAAGAAGCAAAAACATTAGTAAACATTGTAGCGGCCAGGGCAACCATTCCAGCGACGATAGCGTATTTTTTCATTAATTTCACCTCCTTTCACTTTAATCTTCTACATCAAGCATTACGTCATCTTGCATAACAAGATTTTCGTAAGTCTGCTGTATTTGTTTTTCCTTTGTTAATAAATAATTAACAAACATTAGGAACCAAGTAATTAAAATTATTGGTGTTACTATAACAATTAAAACTATGAACAATTGATCAATGACTTGTAATTCCACTAATATATTATCAAACATTAGCAACTTCCCCATATAAATTATTACAAATAACATAATAGTTATCATCATTATAAAACTTTTTGTAAAAAACTTGTTTCTCACAATTGTGTTGAATAAATTTATCTCAATATCATTGTTTTTCCTCATTATGATAAATGCCACAATACATATTTGTAATACTCTTGTAGGAATTGCTAATAAAAGATTGTATAGGATATTATTATTAAAATAAGACATCTGTTTATGTAACAAGGAGAGTGAAATAGGATAATATAATAATTCTATTAATCCAACCACAACAAAACTTAATATTGTAAACATTATTGTCTTAAATAATAACTTTTTATCAAAAACAACACTATTTTTTATTATCATAAATATTATTAAAATTGTCATTAATATAAATGAAGCTAAAGACATTAATGGTTTTGGTATTATTACTATATATCTAAACACGTTTATCATTATTGCTACGGGCAAGGTTGGAACCATGATCCATTTCAAACTGTGTTTCCACATTCTGATGTCCAACATATCAAATCTTCTTAAAAAAACCAATGTCATAATTACAATAAATGATTCCTCTGGGATGCTTACCAAAATAGTATTCAATAAAGCATTTGTTACACCTTGCATATGTATTACCTCTTTCTTATTCATTTCTTAACCTAAAACAAGTATACCATATGCAAGAATGTAATGCAAGTATATTTATTTATTAATTTACAATTTTATTCTTATGTATTTTATTAACCTCTTTAACTGAATAATATACCATCATAAAAGCAAATACCCTGACCAAAATATCCCCGATTGACCATATTGAAAACCCACAGACATCGAATACATCAGCTAAAAATATCAATTTTGTTGTATGATCTCCAAGAACATGAAAATCTCCATATTTAGAAGAATTTATAATCATATCATACTGTGTATAGCCAGTCGAATAAGTAAATGTCGGGAAAATTGGCATCTTTTTATTGTTAAAATGCATTACAATAGCGTTCAGTCCACAACCACTTAATAAACTATAACAAGCAAATATAAATGGTTTATATATTTTATTCCTAAATAAAATATCGACTCCTAATATTATGTATGACATGATCAAGGCATCTTTAAATATCTTTTGATATGGTATAAAACTATAATCATGGTTTAAAATCATATATTGAAAAATACAATATATTAATGACATAAGTATTACCGGATAAATACTCCATTGTTTTAGTATTGGTTTAACTAGATATGATTCTTTATGTATTTGGAATTTGCCTAGCTTTAAATATAATTTTGTTTTTAGGCACAAAATACTGAATATTAATGTTTCAACCATCTATTTATATTATCTCTCCTTTATCTTAGTTATATTTACTTATATATTTTATGAAGGTTTATTATTATTTTGATATTTAACCATATTCTCATAATCTACTAAATACATCCATTTTAATTTATCTCCCGTTTCTGAATGTAATCCTGAGTATTTCTTTTTATTTTTACTACATTTTGATATACTACTACAATCTGTTTTATAAACGTTTCCTGCTTCAGCAATTGAATTAAATATCTCCCTAGTAGTTATACATATAACACTTCTACTATAGTTACCAGTCATCGCTATTTTAGGATCATAGTCACACCATTCAAGTTTAACTCCTTGTTTTAAGTAGTTTACAATAGTAGCCCTATGCACCTTTATTATATCTGCTATCTGTGATGTATTTTTCATTCCATTATTCCATAGATCACAGGAAATTTTAACCAAACTATTACAACCCGCCTCATGACACTTTAGCCAATCGATATCTTCCTCTTTAAATCCTAATATAAGCAACCTAGACTTCATTATAGATTGCTTAATCCATTTCATATCAGAATATCTACAATCTAAAATTATGTAATTCTTAATTTTATTTATTCTAGCAATCCATTCCTTGTCGAAATCATTTTCTTGTATTTCTTCTAATGATGCTCCCCAATTTCTACCTTTAGTATCGTCATAGTGTTGCAAACCTCCTGCCTCAACTATTCCATTAATTATTTCTATGTAAAAGTCATATTTATATTTGCCACACCATTTGAAAGTTGTTTTTGTTAATTGAAAGTTAAAATATAAATTTAATTGTTCTAAGAATGAAAATAGAAATTTTTCAGGATAGCTTATACCATCTGAACACCTTGGACAAGGGAAACCTCTACTTACTAATTTATTAAAACTTAATTTTTTTTCATATCCACAATTAACACAATTCATGGGTATTTTTTCATTTGAACCAAAAGAATATTTATTCGCATCTTCTTTATTTACCAGATATTTTATTAAATGTGGATGGGTAATAGAAATAATGTTACATTGAATGCAAGTAATAACGTTACCTAAACCCATTCCGCTAACAAAATTACTAATACGTTTCTGTTCAGATCCATGTTCAGGATATTTAAGGCATTTAAACCAATATCCTTTACCGTCAAAACCTGTAGAACTAAAACTAACATCTTTAGGACTTATTATATTGCCGTTCTTATTGATATTTAAAGCATAATCCCATTTTGATAATATATAATTTGCTATTGCTCTTGGTAAATTTTCATAGCACCAATCGTAAAAGGATTTGCTACTTTTTAACTTAGTTTTTCTCTGATTTTCACCATCAAATAATTTACAAGAACATTTTTTACAATAATATTTACCATCTTTCTTAGAACTTCTTATATATGATTGCCATTTCATATTAGTTAATATTTCTCCACATCCGTCACATTGGACATCAACTAATGCCCCAGAACCATCAGATAAATCTTCCACCTTAATCTCAAATTCATCTTTCCATTTAGTAAAAGTATATCCCTTACTTTCAAACCATACCTTATTATTTGCACTCCATTTCATTGTTAGCGTCTTTGTTAACAGCACTCGGCAATTCTCCTTTGCCAAGTTAAAATATTATATTCACTCAATTAAATTTTATCTCTCCCTCTTATTAATTTGCATACGCAATATTATTTCTTGGTTTGATTCCCAACTGAATCATAATAGCATCTTCAATAGCAACTATTTCTGACTTTTCGACCACTCCAATAAATTTTGTCAATCGTTCCTTTGAAATCGTTGCAACCTGTTCTGCGAGAGCAATACTCAAAGTTGATAAGCAAACCGTCTTATGTAGGGTTGTGTGAGTGGGCATCCATCGTTTCCCAACCTTACTAGTCAATGGAATTATAGTGCAACATGGGCTATATTTATTCCCTAAATTATTTTGAATGATTACAACGGGGCGTACCATTTTCATTTCTGAACCTTTACTTCCTTCTAATTCTGCTAACCAAATATCTCCTCTTTTTATCTCTTGTGAAACTTTATTTACACTTACACTTACACTTACACTTACATTTTGCATAATATAATCACACTCCTTTTTATTTCCTTGTGATTATATTATAGACAATTTCATTTTGTCCTATTCATAATTATAAAATTTATTTTTATAATTATAACCCCACCCCTCCAATTCTCTTCCAACTCTAAGAAGTCGTTAATGCAAATGTAGATTCAATTGGATATCCTAATAAAAGTCCTACTGTTACTGCTTCAATAACTGTTTTAGGATTTCCATAATCCCAATCTGTAAGATAATTTGACAATTTATTGTCCTTGATTTTCAAAAGATTAACTCTTATCGTATTATAAATCCATTTATCATGGGATAAATCTAATAAATTATATGATTCTATGACAGCATCAATATCAAGTAAATCACCTATTTTTCCATGCTGGCAAATATTGAAACCATATCTTATTGGAAAATCTGGATTTTTCCAATCTAGTTCATCTGTAGTATAAGGCAATCCAGACTCAATAATAATCTTCATAAATTCATTTTTTTGTTCTTTATGAAGGGAATAGCAAAATCCCATAGGTTTAAATCCATTAACAACATCTTGAATAAGATTTATTTGTGTTGATAATTCTACCCCATTCTCATCGCACATACTCCATCCACCGCAATGATTTAGATTTTCCCATCGCACCATTGGAGAAGTAAAAGGAATTTTAACCTTTGGATATTTGTATTTCATTAATACATATCCATTTCTAATAAATTTAGTTACTCAATGCTTTTTAAATTCATTGTGAAATATACCAGTTAATTTTTCTTTCATATAAACGCTCCTTTCTGAACTAACTCATATTCTGCCCTTAAATTACTATAAGTCAAAGGTACTGCTGACATATCTTCAAATGCTTTTCCATTCTCATCACAATACCAAATAAACCCTGCTATTTTAGCAATATACCAATGCTCATCAATTGCAAAAGTAGCTTTATATACTTCTCCTTCTTTGCAATTTTTAATTACATCTGCTAAATACATTTATTTTCCTCCTCTTCGTACCATATAGGATGAGTAATTATTGAATCAAATAATATAATTCCCATCCACAAGAACAAACTTAAATTACTTTTAGGTAATCCAATTATAGATAAAAGTATTATCACTATCATTTGAATTAAAACAAATTTACTCCAATACCCTTTTATTTTATGCATTTAACCCTCCTTAACTTTTACCTTTCAAATATCCAACATCTCTACAAGCATAAAACAAATCCTTATTTTCTACGCTACAATCAATACAAGATCCAACATCACTTTCAACTTTACCAAACTTTTTACATTGATTAATATAATAATCTTCCGGTAAAACTTGCAAACAAACTGCATCATTCCCACAATTGTATTCAGAACATTTATTAGGTGTATCTCTTTTACAACCATATTGAACTCTTGAACAATAAAAACATTGACATGTAAAAGCATAACAACTCATTTATTTTCATCTCCTTAATATATAATCACCTTAATATCCCTCGAAAGACATGTTTTATGCCATGTGCCGAACCCTGAAAGCCTACTCCTGCAACGATTTTAATTTTACTAATTTCCAAAAATACTCCTTTATTTTAATTTCCAACACCATTTAGGAATATCACATTCTTTTCTAATATTATATGGTCTACAAGCACATGTAATTTCTCTATTATCTATAGAGCATACAACTTTAACATCATCGTCACAAAACCAATCATTAGGGTCTGGATCTAGCAATACCTTATGTGAAGAACAATCAATACAATTATTAATAACGATATTCATTTTTATATTACATCTCCATCATCTATTTTAATAATAACAAAACCATCTTTTACTGCTTTATCATATTGGGTTTTCTTTATTGTACTCAATTGCCTATAATCAGTATCAATAAAATATTCTCCATTTTCTTCCCAATGGGCATGGATTTCAAATGCCTTATCCATAAAAATCTAAACCTCCCTATACTCACTCTTAATAACTTCATATTTAAACTCTGTCAATACTGGATATTGACTCTTACAAGTCTGACAATAATTTAAAATTTCAACTAATCCTTCATTTTCTTGATTAAAAGATACCCAAACTACTTCTTCAATGTTTATATCTGTACCTTTACAGTAAGGACATGGAATGTCAGTGATCATTTGTATTTATTCTCCTTTTTTAACCCAACCTATAAACTTCTTTATCATTAATCACAATAAACTTGCTACCATCTCTAATTAACTTAGATCCATCATTAACCACATCACAAGGAAAATCCTTATAAACATTCTTCTCGTAACCAAATCCTCTAATAACCTTATCACTAGGGCTAAATATTACCCCACCACTAAAACATAAATTCCCTAGATCAGTTTGATACTTTATACTATCGCTACTGTAAACTACTTTATTCTTATCAAAAATCAATGTCTTAAAGTTACCTTTATCATCCTCAGTAATAAATAACCATAAATTCTTTATAGTGTCGAAGTGTATACCATAATTAACAATTTTATCATTGTCATTAATCTGATAATTATATCCACTAATGTTGACAATTTTAAAACCATCATAAATATTACAAACTAGATAATTGTCTTTATCATACACTTCAAAAAATGAATTAAAAGAAGTTTTAGTAATTACCCTTAATGAGTTGCCAATATCACCTACAGTCAATTCCACAAGATTACAACTTGAATTAATATAGTAAATAATATCATTCTTCACGACAACATTACTCTTATTAATTTTCTCAAATATAAATGTTCCTTTTTGATTACTAACGCCAATATCCATATTTGAAACTGTGAAAGCAATATCTCCATCATTAGAAAAATAATATCTATTACCATTAACTAATTCTACTTTTTTCTTTGATCTGCTATGAATTACAAAATCATTATCATCAATAAATGTATCAAGATTTAATATCATTTTCACACCATTTGAAGCAATTAGAACAATATAAGGAATAGATCCATTCCCAACAACTTGTATAGGAGCTTGAATTATTACAGCACTTACATCACAAATAGGACACGTTTTGTACTTGCTATAATAATAATCTTCATGTTTATCACAATACTTCAAATTTGAAGCAAAATCCAACAAATTTTGATCTATTAAAAACCTTTTTCCTTTTTCAAAAATACTTCTCATATCCGTAAGTAATTTTGGAGACATAAATTCCCACTTATTAATATTCTTTGGAACAATAACTTTTGAATTTTCGATTACTGATATGCCCTTACTCATCCTTTGAATAATATCCATATCTGGATTCATTGTTCCTCCGAAGGGATGAAGTCTTGTCAGCATCTTAAATAATAACACAGCAAATGAAAATGAATCAGTATCTTTAGTGAAATTACTGGAAACTAATTTAGGATCTTTAAATGTTTCCATACAAACTGTACAATTAATATTATCAATAGACCAACTATCAACATCAATAAAATATGGTTCAAAATCCTTGGTGAATAATATATTGCCATCATTTAAGTCGCTGATAAGAATGTTTTGATTATGTAAAATTGTGAGAGTTTCTTTTATTTTTAATGCTAATTTACTAATGTCTTGGATTTTAATATTATTTACTTTAACATATTTCTTATTGCCTAATTTCTTAACGTCTTCACCTTCTGCTTTCGGCATAATATAACCAATAAACTTTTTCTGTGAATCATAAGCAATATCAATAGGTTTGATAATATTTGAAGGTAAAGATTTAGATATCAACAATTTAACCTTTTTTAATTTTTCTTGCTTATCAACCGAATCTTTATAGACCTTAAGAACATTATCCCCTAAATCATATATAATACCTTCTCCACCTTCAGCTAATGGAGTTTGTTTTAGAATTTTAGCACTTATATTCATCACTTTCACCTCAATCAAATTACAATTGAAATATCATCCTTAAAATATTTATGTTCTCGATTGATTAGTCTTCGGATTGCAAATTCTTTTCTTCCTATTAAATGCTTTTCAAACTCATCCTTAAAAGGACTATTAAGAATGTAATCTAAGCCATCAGATGCCACTCCTACGGCCTTATATTCGCTTTTAGATAGTAGGTGATGTTTGAATTCAACACCATCTTTATACTTATTCAAACGATCTGAAGAAACAAAATTATAAGCATAATATTCTGGAGCATTACCTTCTCCTATTTTTTCATACTCAATCGAATCATCAAGTTTTTGCTTAATTATGTATCCATCACCACAAATATCAACTATGTATTCTTCATCAGTTTGGGAAACGAATAATACAGTAAATAACATATGGTCTCTTATATCCTCGTAATCAGGAAATATACCAGACAACTTTTCAAAACATTCAATTGGATCTAATCCTTTTGAAAACATATGTGCAAATAATTTAGCACCAACTTCGCTATGTTTTCCTTCTGAACAACCGTCCATTATACATTTATGCTTGTCACTCTCAAAACCAAAATCTTGACAATTCAATCCTTTTTCTAAATGAAGATATCCAATTTTATTAATAAACATTATTTCCTCCTATTTGTGACTAGTCCTGCTATATTTCAAACAGGACTAGTCAATTAAATTATTACATATTACATTGTAAAGAAATCATCTGCTTGAGCAACTACTGATTTTGAACTTTCAATAACTGATTTAGATAGACAATCAAATGCTTTACGCAATTCACTAGCAGAAGATCCAACCTGAAGAATATTTTTAAATTGCATATTCTTTGCTTCTCTCATAGCACTTGAACCAAAACTAATGAATGCAGTCGTTACCTCTTTACTATTCAGATCTGTGATAACATTTTTGGCCTGACTAATGCTGTTTTTAGAACTTGTGTCTTCTCCATCTGAGAATACTGCAAATACAGCTTTAACACGCATTCCTTGATTTTTTAAGTAAGTCATATAATTGACTAATTTCTCCGAACCTTCAACAACTACATCATATAATGGAGTCATACCGTACACATTATAAGCTGTATCAAATTCTTCAATCTTTTTATATCCTCCAATATCAATGTTGCTATCATGGAAATTAGCTCTAGCCACTAACATTTCATCCGATTCTTTACTATCAGTTAATGCACTTTTAAACTCTGAAAGATTTTTCTTCATATCATTAATGTAACCACCCATTGAACCTGATTCATCAATTGCAATAAAGATTAAATTAATGTTTTCACTATTTAGATCGTCCATAGAAGTATTTTCTTGTTCCATTTCATCCATACCTAAAATATCCATTACGTCTGCCATTTTAATATTCCTCATTTCTTAAATTTATTTTATTTTTATATCTTATCAAACTATTAAAGAACTAAGTCTGTTGATTTTACAATATTAACTTTATATACTTTCTTCAATTCATCATATCGAGTTTTACTTTGTTCAGGAGTATCCATCACAGCAGACATGCAATCTTCTAGAATGAATACCTTTTTCAAAAGTTCAGAATTACTCTTGTGAAACTCTAGTAACTGTTTAATACTCTCATAACAACAGAAATCACTAGCCTGACCTCCGATTACAATTTTATCAAACTTAGCCATCTTATTCAAAACATCAAGGTTAATAAATCCTTTTTCATCAAACTCTGGAGCAAATATTCCATACATCTCGCTAAAATAATCTGTTCCTTTAACAATTCGATTAACCATTGTTTTCTTAGCAACTGAGTGAAAATAAACCATATTTGCAAATTGATTTTCTAATGCTGCACCATGAGTACCTTGAAGACAATGATATGTCCAAATTAACAAATTCTTTTTACCCTTTGCTTCTAATCCTTCAACATATTTACGACTTTTCATTGGATCTACTACAGGAAACCATTTTCCATCATCTAAATCTTTTAAAGTAATTGGTGTGAATGGAGGAGGATTGTTACCATCTGCATCTACCCACCAACAAGGATGAAAAATTTGGAATGGGTTATGAGTGTCAATTGATACAGCAATTTGAGCAATTTTATCCATATTGTCGTAAATGAATTTTGTAAATCTTTCTGTATCTCCATGACTGCCTTGTACTGCTAAAGCTCCCTGCTCTAAAAAATCGTTCTGGATGTCTATTCCGATTACCAATACTTGCTCAACATTTTTAGATGCAGGTTGAAGTTTTTCTTGATTTGCTTTTGCAAGAATTTCATTAAGACTTCGAGTGTTTTGTGCTACTCCAATTGCTTGTACATCTACGATTTCTTCATAACGTGTATTCATTTTTAATTTCCTTCTTTCATTATAATTTTATTTTTGTATTTAATAAGGATTAGAGAACAATGTAAATTAGTTATGTATATACCTCTTTGATCATGTCTTGATTCACATCCTTTTCAATAATTTATGTAATGTTTTAACTTAACCATGTATTAAGTATACATTATTTATTGATTGTTTGTCAAGTGCATTTTGAATAATTTTATTTAGCTTTATAATCAACACAATTCATTAATTCCCATCGTAAAGGATAATAATATGGATGTAATTCTGGACTATGGTATTTACGCCACTCTTGCCAATTATTATCTACCATGAGTTGTCTTAATTCTGTGGCAGAAATAAGAATATTAGAACGAGATACAACAATTTCAGTCATATCTTTGATATCTTCTGGATCAAACCACCCAGACCTACATTCATCATTCCCGTAAATCATAGCATCTGGATATTTTTGAAGTATCTCATAAGTTTTCTGTAAAACATATTTACCCCAAATTGGAGTAATATCATTTTCATTTGTTAAATCTGGCAATGGTTTAATTATCACATTAGATTCTGGATATATTGCTCTAATCATTTCCATTCTCGTATATACATAAAATGGATTACGCAATGTTCCGCTTTCTTGTGAAGATCCTACAAGAATTAATAGTCTGTCACACATGGTTAATGCTAAATCTGCAAGTGATTTATGTCCTATATGAAATACATTAAAACGACCTACTAATAAGCCTACGTCATACTTTTTCATATATTTTCTCCTCCTAAAATATTTATTTCTATATTTATAATAACATAAATTGATATAATAAGTCAAGTTTAATTTCTATTTCCTATCAAATTGGTTTTTTATGGGAATATATAGTTTTCAAACTGTTGCTAGAGTACCACTGCCACTGCTGTAAATATAATATGGGTTGCGTCCATAACTCATTATTCATTTCCTCCTTTTATTATTCTGTATCAATTTCAACTAAATCCAATTCCTCATCAATTTCATATCCGTTACGCCTTGCTACCTCAGTAATTTTCTCAAAGTCTACTTCTGCATATTTACCTGCTTCTAATAATTCTTTTAGTAACCATTCAATATCGTCTTTTTGTTTAATATCTTGCTCTTTTTTATTTATAATACTATTTGGATTGTTTATACATTCTTCATCATTGCAATCATTTTTTGTTGAGCATACCACTTCACACGAATAACAACAGAATAACGTATCTTTATGACAAGTTTCATTTCTTAGACATAGCATTATTTTTCCTCCTAAAATATAGCTTAAAATATTTGTTTTATGCCAACTCAGGATTTTCCCACTTATTACCTACAACTTTAATCTTTGATATACGATAATAAGAATCATCCCTATTCATTTCAAGATATAATTCTCTTGAATCTTCAACAATATAATAATTATCTTGCTTGATACCATCAATCCAAATTTCTAGAATATCATCTTCATAAACTTCCAACCCTCTTGAGTCATCAACTCCTGCGAATTGCATCAATTCAATAGCATCATAATTCATAACTGTTAAATATCTTTTCTCTTGATTCTGTGAACTCAAAGCTCCTTCAATAAATTTATCACTTATTTTAAATGGAATAAAACCGTCAAAATAAATCATTTCCTTGTTTAGCGGTTCCCATGCTCTAAACTTATATTCCTTCATCTTTATATTCTTTCCTCTGATCCTTCCACAACCCTCACAAGGATGTGAGATATGATTTAAACAACCTCTATGACTACATGGTTCTCCATCTCTTAGCAATTTACATTTCTCCTTTTATATTGATTCCAAAACCCAATTCAAAGAAGATATTTTACCATTATAAAAATTTAATAATTCTAATAGATTTTTATAGTGTAAATTTATACCAGAACTATGATTATGTTGATCAATACAAAACCTAATATCTTTATTTACTTTATCTCTTTCTTTTTGCAACTCAACTAATTTGTTGCAAATATCTTGTTGTGTTTTCAATTATATATCTCCTTAATATTTTATGTAATGTGTATCATTTTAATAAATAAGCAAGGAGAGAATTTATCCCTCCCTACTTATTCAATCAATCTAATCAATCAAACCTTAACTATCTAACGCATCGATCATCGCTTTAATTTCTTCTGGTGACTTTTTCAGCAAATCTTCATCTTTTTTGGATGCATAAATTTCCATAAGTTTTTGCTTTTGTTCTTTTAGACTTTTTGCTTGCAATTGCTTTTCTGCTTCTTCTTGCTTAACTTTAACAATATATTTGATAATTTGAATTTTGATATCTAATTCTTGATCTTGCTGAGTTCTTACATCAAGCAAACTTTCCTCTTGTACTTCCTTTAGTTGAGAATTTAAAACCTTGAAAACAGAATCCAATTCTTTAACACTAATTTGCCACATATCTTCAACATTGCTCATGCCCTTAAATGGGAACCTATACATGTTTCTAGTAGCTACCTCAAAAATGTTTACAGTATTTGCATTTGTCATAATAAATACACACTCCTTCAAATTTTATCATTTTATTTTTAGAATTTAATTTTAACCATTCTCTCCATATTACCTTTAACCTTAACTAACAATTCATTTCTTTTAGTAGATGAAAATCCAACCCCTGACAACTGATCTGAAACATCTTTTACTGCCATTTTTGCTCCCAATGCTTCAAAGAATTTTCTATGTGGTACTAATTCCTGTTTCAAAAATTCTACGTAAAAGGCATTGGGCTGTTCTGGGTTAATACAGTCCTTGAGCATGAACATATAATGTAAATTACCTTGTCCATGTTGACTATCCCAGTAATTAGGTGATAAGCATACAACTGATATTGGTACAAATTGATTTGTTTTTAATCCCCATACTTCTCTTGAAGAAACATTGGATGGTAATTTTTCTACAATACTAAATCCTTTGTCTATACTAAAAGTAACTTCTGCAACTTGAACCTTTTCACCATTTCTTAACTCTTTGGAATAATCAAAAGAGAATATTTGACCATCAAATTCAATTTCTGCTTTAAAACCACCTCTTCCACCGCGATGAGCAAAGTTATGAACTAAGAACTTATAAATACCTTCTTGCATTTTATTTTTATTAGTCCATGTAATATTTTCTACTGCCGGAACATTTTTCTTAGGACTTTGAATATCAATATCTAGTTGACCAGTAGTACGACTATTAATTTTATCCCCATAATAAATTAGATTTCCATTTGGTTCGACACAATGAGCATCTAAATCATTTCCATCAAATTCATTGTCATTCCATTGAATAGAGAATCTTAAAATACCCTCAACGTTACCACCAGCAGATTTAACATTTTCTTTCATAGAACTATCTGTTATATTTCCTGAGTACGACCATGAAAAATTATTGCTCCATTTAAACATTGTTTTATGGTCTCGACTTTCAGGAGCAATCAATGATGCCATATTGCTAGAATGCTTATTCTCTAAAAATACTTCAAGTTCTTTGGCTGTTGGTAAAATATCTTTAATAAAATTATCAATAGAAACTTCTTCAACTTTTGAGAACTTTTTAGGATTAATCGGTATATTACTTGACATTTCATCGAATATATCCATTCCACTAATTCTCTTAGCAGAATCTTTATTAGAAAATAAGATATTATTTATAGAAATATCATCTGGATTTGCGAATCTACGACCATTTATTGAATCCATATATCCTAATTCAATAATTGTTTTCTTGGCATCTTCTAGTTGTTTTTTTGTGTAAATTGGTTTACTGCGTTTATATGATTCAGGAGCCACTATCGCTTCATATTTCTTAACTGCTAAATCTAAATCCATTCCTTCACTTATATTTATAAGCAATGTTCCTATTGAATGGTTTTTAATCTTACCAATAGAACCACCAACTTTTACTGACTGTTCCCAAGTATAATTTTCTTTTTCTTTATTAGATTTGAGTTTATCATATGTCTTTTTATATTTAAGGAATTCAGTCAATACAGCTTTCCATTCTTCGCCTTTGTATAGGCTGTTCTGAGATATAAGCTCTAGTATAGTAAGCAAACTTTCTTCTGTAATTTCATCTAATGATCTTTTGAATACATTTCGTGTGTCTCTAAAACCACCTTTAATATCCCCTTCTGATTTTCCACTTCGATCTACAAATTTGTCAGGAAGATCAAGATAAAAATGTTGCCATTCAGTAATACTGCCATTTACACCCTTTTCAAAGTTCTTATCTGTTCCAATCTTTTTCTCTTTAGCAACATAAATATCTGAGACAACTTTTGATTTTACATATTTAGATAAAGCATTAATTACTGGTTGAAATGTAGAATCATTTGTTTCAAAGTCCCAAATGGTTGTAATTTTATTATCTTTAATGATAACTGCATTGCCAATGTTTTTGATAAATTGTCTGCAACAACTACAATCAAATTCTCGTCTATTTCTAAACATTGGATTAGTACCTTCTGGGAAGCTATCGAGATACAAATTCCACAATAATTCCTTGTCTAAATCAACCTCAAATAAATGAGTAGCATCCTTAACCATTTGTTTGAAATTTTCCTGCATTAAACCTTTAAATTGATTAAAATTCATTACTTTCATCCTCCTAATATTTATATTATAATTTGTTTTAATTTAAAATGATTCATGATTGAGATAAATTTGTTTAGTTATGTATGAATCTTTACTCCCATTTTAGTTTCACATCCTTTAATGCTTAACTCATATAATGTCTTTGGTTTTCCTTGTGTTCAGTATACTTTATTTATCAATTTGTGTCAAGCTTTATTTTATAATAAAACAGAATCTCCTTACCCAATACTAAAATTACACAATCCCTTAACTTCTTCAGGTTCACTTATTGCTTCATACATTCTCTTATCATAATCAAATTTATAAAACCATCTCTTATCACAAATAAAATGCAATCCAGATTCAATAAATTCAATTACAGCATAATCATAAATAGTCTCATTAATATCACATGAATTACCCCTTACAGAATGATCTGCTTCTAACCATGTTTTCTTATATCCGAAGCATCTAGTACCTTTTACACCATAATCTTTATCTAACTTCTCAATTCCTGTAATAAAATACATTAAATTTACTCCTTTTCTTTAGGATTATACATCTCTTCCAAATAATCAAACACTTTCTTCAAATACAAATACTTTCCAACCAATTCCATATCCTCAATTGCATCTAAATGCTTTATTCCAAATTCATTCCCTTCAATTGCACAACTGGCTAATGCACCCTCATATTTTGCTACTTCTTGCAAAACCCATAGAAAAGTTCCTTCTTTTTCTTTTTTCATTTATGTAATCTCCTTTATCCACAATCTATAAACTCATTAATATGATAAGGAACTAATTCACCATTCCATTGAATAGAGAATATTCCTATATGATTATATTCAATGAAACAATCTTGGCAAAATTTGTTCCCACCTATCACTGTACCAATATTGTGCTTGCCACAAACTGGGCAATCATATTTTTCATCAGGGATATAATTAATTTTCCTATCTCCTTCAGGAACTATCTTATAACTTGTTGATAATGAATGCTTATGTATAAAACTTCGAATTCCTTCGCCTGATGCCATTTATTCATCACTCCTTATATATTTATTTCTATATTCATTATAGCATGTAATGAGTTGGAAAGTCAAATATAAATATTCATAATTTATAATAAATCTTCACCCATTATTGCTTTTCTTAACAAATCAGTCGGAACAATAGATATATCATGATGATCAATTCTATCTCTTACGCCTTCAATGGTATTATAAAAATAAGCACATCCCCAATATGGGAAATAAACATTATCTTTTTTATATATTGCATTACCTTTATAAATTTCTACTAGTCTATCTGCTTTTAATTTCTCTAAAACCAATTCAGAACAATTATTACAGATACTCACTGGTTTGTTGTTTACATCTCTTACATATCCCATATTACTTATGATTAATTGTTCGCCACATTGTCTACAATAAATCGGCATATACATATTACAATCTCCTTTAAATATTTATTTATTAATAAAATAGAGTTAAATTTAATGTAATTATTAAGATTTAATGTGAATAATCATAGTAATTTCATTTAATAATTCCTCCTATATTAAAGATTCATCAAAAACATATTAATTTCTGCTTTTATCTTTTCTTTGCTACTGCAATCAACAAGATTATTAATATTCTTTTTTATCATTATCGAAAATTCTTTTCTATTAATAACATCCTCATTAACAAGCAAAGATATTAAAGCATTAATTTTTACTCTGTCTATTGCCTCGAATTCAGCTAATGTTAATTTATTCACTTCTTGTTACCTCCTTTCGCTCCCAGAAAATCAAAGGTTTAAAGACTCTTTATTAATTCCCTAACAAAATCATCTACTTTCTTATGTTGTAAAATAACATCATTTATCGCCTTTTTAACGCAATGTCTTATACTTAATATTGTTTTGTGATATTCTACCGCTTTATCATATACAAATTTTAATTCATCAAAATTATGAGTAGAGAAATTAATGTATATTTCATACATAATAAGTTTATCGATATCTACTCCAGAAAATACTTCTTCAAATTTATTCATTTTAAATATTCTCCTTTCAAAAACGTTCAAATCTTAGTTTTATTTGTTCGTAAATAACTCATCTTTTTTTTGTTCTATTTCTTTAATAAAATCATTAACTTCTTCTTTTGTTTCAAATATTTGTACATAATAATCATCATTATTATTCCATAAAGCTAAACCTTTTCGTCCGTCTTTTGATGATCCACTTCCAACTATAATCTTACAATTTCCTAACATTTTAAACAACCTCTTTCAAAATCCTCGTTTTAATTACTTTATAAACCATGTTTTATCTCTTACTAATAATTTAGCTACTTTATTAAATCTTTCATACGCTTCACTTATAATTAAATCCCTAATATAATAAGCGTTGGGATAACCAGAAAAATGAGCAGAAATTAAACTTTTTAATTTAGAATTTTCAGGTATATCACCATTTCCTGTATCCCAATCATATATATCATTACAGAGTTCAATTAGTCTTGAATCATTAAATTCTTTTACATTGAACATATGTTTTCACATCCTTAAATTTCTTCTTTCTCCCATATAAAATCTTTACTTTTCCAACCATTGTCCATACAAATCATTTTCTTTGCACTTGCTAAATTTGTTGCCCATGCGGTCATTAATTCATCTTTCCCTAAAGTTTTGTCTAATAAAACTTTATGAAGCCGTGGATAAAAATATCCTTTTTCATCTTCGTCAATTATAGCTAAATAATCAATATATTTTTCACCACATAATAAATACTCTGTAGATTGATCACCTGCTAGTCTTGTCATTCTTCCTATCCATCTTGTACTCATAATATTCTCCTTTACAATTAGATTAAATCTAGACATTTCTGAAATTAAACAATAGCCAACAATTTCCTAAATTCTTCTCTGCTAACTCCAACTTCCCTATCTCCAAGCTGAATCCATACATAGTCTTTATCTTCAATAACTTCAAAACTTATAGTTAACTCTTCACAATGTGAATTATAACTATCACTTTGCAAATTTAGATCAATTTTCATTTTAATCGTCCTCCTTCAAAATTACTTTAACAACCTTAACCTTCTTAAAAACAGTTTCCAAATACATAGTAGCACATTCAACTTCCCTCTCAGCCTTACCATGACCCATCTTTAAACCTTTTTCTATTGCTTCAGTGACATCGTCCACAGTCTTGCCTTTTCTATATTCCCAGTGGCCTTTAATCAATTCTTCAAATTCTTGATGATTTTTAATTCCTCCGAACATTAGATTTTCTGTGATGATTCTAAGGTCGATACTATTTTTTGCCAAGTTATTTCAACTCCTTCATGTACTAAATCTTAACTATTTCATACATATCTTCATCAATTTTCAATTCACTAATGTTGGTATTACACTTCCATACAAAAGCTAAATTAATATCATTTGTGTAAGAATTAACTCCATTTTCACTTGAATTTAAATATAATTCTGAATCCTTTAGTTTCAACACGAATCGTAAATTATCCTTTTGAATATTCATTACTCTTTGTCCAATTGACTTCAATGAATAGCATCCTTTTTCAATATTACAGCCCTTTATATCCAAAAATAATCCATCTATTCTTTCTTCTAACAATTCCTTTGCAAAATCTTCTGAATCTGCTTCCACTTCAATTTTTACTAAAACATTAGCAATAAATTTCATAATACCCAACTCCTTTTCTCTACCAAATCAAACCACACTTTAAGTTATTACGAATTCTATTTGATTAACTATACAATTTTCAAAAGTTGATGGCAAACATCCTTCTGTTGCTGTTGCCTGTATTAAACATCTAGACAATGAATGTAATCTAGGGCATCCATATTCACTTTTTTCTAATACTTTTATTAACCATTTCTTTTCACTTTCATTACATATGATTTTCATTTCTTCATCTCCCTCCTATAATCCTCAATAAACTTATCAACAGCCAAATCTTTATCCTTCGCCTCAATCATTACATCAAATTCCAAACCATTATACTTATCAAAGAACTCTCTACAATATTTATAATCAATCATGTCAGAATGACTTCTAAACTCTTTAATACTCTTAGGTGAACTAAGATGTATCTTAGGCACATTACCAATCCCACAAGTGGCAAATATCGCTTCTAAATCTAATTCTATACCATCATTATTGCAAACATGATGATGATAATCAAACACAACTCTAACTCCAGTTTCCTTGTGTATTGCCATCACATCACTAATATTATAACTCTTATCATCATTCTCTAGCAAGATATGATTTCTCAAATCTACAGGTAAACTATTAAATACATTAATAAATCTCTTCATTGCTTCCGGTTTATTGCCATAAACACCACCAACATGAATAATAATATTAAAACTATCCAACCCCATAGAATTAAGAATATCATAATGATACATCAAATCTTTGATAGAATTATTTACAACATCTTCTTTATTGCTGTTTATACAGCACATTTGAGAAGGATGCATTGATAATAGCATATTATTATTTTTTACTATACCACCAATCCTTTTTAGATCAGATTGTATCCAAGACATATAATCAATATCTTTCATAATATCATGCGTAGCAAATGGAATTAAATCAGAACTTAGTCTAAATAATTTAATTCCTTCAGAAATACAATGTTGGATTGTTCGCTCAGTTTCTTTGAGATTATGAGTAATTGCTTGCTTTAATCTGTATTCACTAAATGATGCCAATCTGAATGTTTGGTGCTTGGTATTGCATTTTTTACTCATGCAAGCGAATCCTATGTTTCTGATCATGTTAAACACCTCCTATATATAAGTTAAATATAACACCTCATCATACCAATATCAATGTTTATTTCACAAATCCGTCAATATATGAATAAATAACTGGAGTAAATTTTAAAAGGATGAATGTAAACAAAACGTACTTAAGTAGTTTTAAACCTAATTTATGATACTTAGGGAACATTGATATAACTCCACTTAGAATTAGTGCAAGTATAAAAATGTAATTAATAATTTGCATAATGTTCTACCTCCTTAAAATCCATCCAAAGAATAAGTTTATCCTAATTTTTTCTTTGATTTGAATATATCTGGTCTTGCAAATACAATAACAGTTGCAACGAAAATTGCTAAAAATAAACTGGCGAAAAGGTTATTAAGATTATAAGCAGGATAATAACAAAATTGTATTAGTACGGCACACATCACAAAAATTAAATACATTGCTATTCTCCGTAGTAAGTCCATAAAATATCATTCCTTCTTTACATATTTTCTAACATTTCCTTAACTTTTTCAATTTGTTCTTTTGCCATAATGCGTCCACCAGTATTCAACATGATAAAATATCTTAAAATTTGTTCTCTAGTTAAATTGTGAAGTTCGGCCTCCATGACAGGAAAGTTTTTAAAATGGTTTCTATCTCTATGAGATAATTCACTAAACAACTTTCCTTTATAAGTAAACCTATCTTCAAAGAAATCAAGAATTGCTCTTAACCTTTGTTTTCCGTCAATGACTTCGTATCCAAAACCTGTTTCTGTCCATTTCTGATCATCATAATGTAAGAATGTAAATTTACCAATGTCAACGTTATTAAAAATAGAATCAATTAGAGAAACTTTATCGTCCAATTCCCAAACAAATTCACGTTGATATTCAGGTTCAAAATTAATTCCAAAATGATATGTTTTACTAAATAAATCGCTCATATTGCTTTGAAAATAATTTAATTTAATATCTGTGTTTTTAACAAGTAGTTCACCTTGATACTCTTGAAATTTTCTAATATTAAACCAAGGAGTATACGTTTTTTGATGTGTCCGAGTTATTGGATTTCCATAATTGTTTTCAATGGAGGTATAATCAATTTCATATATTTTACCATCATTGAAAACATTAAACACATAAACATCTTTAAGAGCACCTATTTCTACCCTATCCCCTACATTGAATTTATATGTAGGTTCTGGTATTAAAGGAAGTCTATCTACAAGTTCTTTAAACCGATATTGTCTGTTTTGTTCTTCTTGTTCTTCGGCAGTTTGTTTTGGAGTTTTAGGTTTTGTCACTTTTGCCATTTTTCCAAACCTTCTTTCTAATTCCCATAAAACTTAATTTTTCTCGGATTGTACTGAAATATCCGACATAAGTATGTTACTCATATTTCATCTAATAATTTTTTACTCATAACTTATCCTCAATAAATAAATTAGTAATCTGTAAACATCTAAATTTCCATTTATGTCCACAATCACATTCACCATAAGTACCGACTACCCCTTCTGGATTCATATATCCCTCGTTACGGTCTATGAATCCATCTTTTTGTTCCCATGATTGAATATGAAGGCATTTTTCATAAATTATAATATCTATAGATTTACATTTTGGACACTTTGCTTTGCTTTTTCTAATATCTACTTCTTCCAATTTACTACCCCTTTTCGGTTAAAAATTAATTTTATCCCTTTCCATAAGGATACAATGCTTTGGATTACTTAAACAATCTAGAATTAATACTTCAATATCATCAATAATATTTCCATCTTCGTCATAAAGAATAGGATGTGTACATCCTTCACTAAGACCTACACTATCATCTCCGGATTCATAATGCACACAGCCTATACAAGTTACTTCACCATTATCACATTCGTTTTGACATAATCTAATTTTCATTTATAAAATCTCCTTAAATTTCTTTCCCATGAAATTCACGTTTCAATTCTTATGCTTTTATTCGTGATAATACTGGTCTAAAAATACCATTAACATATTTTTAGTTGGGTGATCAAACAATTCTAAGTCATATACCATTTCTCCAAAACAATCACTTAATCTCACTATTTTAGCTTTTAACCCCTCTTTAATAGACACTTCTACCTTAGTATTACCTTTAGTAAGAATCCAATAAGGTCTATTGAATATTACATTGTCGCCTTTTCTAAGTATATTTTTCATCCTTTCTCACCCATAAATTACGTCATTTATTCTATCTTAGCACCATAATGTCTCTAAGTTCGTTTTCTTAGGAAGGAGAGGAGTATCTAATTTAAGATACTCCGTAATGCCTTTTAGCAATTTCAAACATGATGTAATTACTAGTGGAATCACAACCTAAATCCCAAGACTTTACTTTAATTTCCTCCGCAATGTTGCTTCTGACTTTTCTAGTCAAAGTGTCTACTGACATAACTCCATTTTGCTTATAATCAACTATTTCATCAAAACAAATTTTTAATTCTTCGTCTGTCAGGTTACTGATTGTATTTAAGTCCATTGGATGATTCCACCTTTCACAATTTACTAACAAACATCTACATACTCAAAACACAATCTCAAAACATCGTCATAACTTTCCTGCTGTACAGCTAAATCAGAAAATTCAACTGCTTTATCTCTTAATCCTGCATTTCTTAATGCTTTTGATACAGTTCCAATAATATTAAATACATTACCATTAATACCAGTGAGTTGACATTCAGGTTTAAGATTCTCTGACATTTATCTTCCACCTTTCAATTTCTTCTTACCCATATCATACCATATCCTCAACCAATACGTCAATAGTTTATAAATATTTATTTTACAATTTACAATTCACATTATAAACATTATAAACATTAGGAACAGTTCGCTTTCCATAACTCTTAATAATATAATCATTTTCTTCACAATATTTTTCTGCTTCTTGATAAGTTTGAAAAGCATCTAGACACTCATTAGTTTGATAAATTTGTACTGCCCATACATATTCTGATTTTTTAAGTTCATTTGTGTGAATTATTTCTACTTGCATTTAATATTCACTCCTTCGAATTCACCGATTTATTCTCCTAGCCAAATAAGTGCTAATTGGTATTGTTACAAGAAAAATTACCCCAAATACTATTGTTAGCAAATAGCCTGTTGAATTACTTATTTCTTGATTCAATAATAAATTCTCCTTTCAACTATCAAATGCGTGCTTCGATTGAGATTATATATTTACACATCGTCATTAATTAATTCTTTTCTTAACCACTCTTCATACTCCTCACCATCTATAAAATGAGGAGGAAGTTTGCAATCTGTTTCTTCTATTTCTTTTAATAGTTGCTCAATATTTAATAATGACATATTAATCACGCCTCGCTTTCCACATTCCTAATAACAATTTCCTTCTTAATATCCTCAAAATTCATAGGAGTATTCTACACTAACATTAAAATGCTGTTTACCTTCATATTTTAAATGATGAATATGTCCATGTATATTAGCGTAAGGCATTGCTTCAGTCAAATAAATTGGCTCATGTGATAGAATATAAAACTCACCAACAATAATGGGATACTTGCTTACCTCTTGAAATCCTACACTTTTCCACCAGTGAACTGATTTTGATCTGTCATGATTTCCTAATATCAATGTTTTAATTCCATTTAATTGTTGAACAATTTCACTAGTAATTTCTTTATTTTAAAACAAACATCACCTAAACAAAAAACTTCATCATCTCTTTGAACAACTTTATTCCAGTTTTTAATAATTGTTTTAGTCATTTGCTCTGCATTTTCAAATGGTCTATTTTCATATTTGATTATGTTTTCATGATGGAAATGTGGATCTGAAATCATAAATATTTTATTTTTGTGGTCGATCATATTTATTCTCCTCAATTTCTTTTTCTCTTCTTAACTTTTCTGATAATCTCATATAGTCACTTTGATATTCACATTCTCTGCAAACGGCATCTACTCCCAACCAAGGACACCTTGCACATGGATTCATATGCATTCTCCTTTCAATTCCCACCTAATATCTATTTCAACTATTTATGGATTAATCATTCTTTGCTCTTCTCCGCAATCACATTCAGGAATGTATAATTCTGTAGCTAATTCAAAATTAAACTCGAAAACATGCTTTTTACCACAATAGACACAATAGTATATTTTCTTTTCTAACATATATAAAATCCCCTTTTAAACTATCGAATATTATTTCATTATCTTCTCACAATTATTTTCAAAATCCCATCCAGTAAAATAACTTTCTTTTTGAAATGACATCATTGTTTCATAATTATTACGACCAACCAGAGCCAAGAATTGACCATCACCTTGTCCACAAAGTCTAATTGGTACATTGTCATCCATATATTCTAAACGCTTCTTCAAATCTTTCACAGTAAAAGGTACTGGATTTTTACTAATAAACATCATTAAACTTTCCTCCTTAATCTCAATTAAACCTTTTATTTTAAACTATCCCATATTAATCAAAACATTCATCAATTTCTCTCTAGCCCTACCATACTTCTCTACTCGTTCATAATCTTTCCCTGTCATATTCTTAATCCTAGAAATATCCATATTATCTTCTAAATCTGCCAACTTAATTTCTATAGCAAATTCATCTTTACTTATGCGATCAATATACTCATCATAACTTTCACTTTTTCTTCTACTCAAAGTTAAAATAACATTTACAGCATCATAACCTAACCCTTGATACAATAAATCAATATCAGTGATATTAGTATCTTCAATTACATCATGCAACACAGCAATAATTCTTTGTCTTTCATCTTTGAGTTTCATCATAACTCTTAAAGGATGTAAGATATATGGTTCTCCACCTTTATCCAATTGCCCTGTATGAGCCAATGATGCTATTGATATTGCTTGTTCTAAATTCATTTTATATTCCTCCTTACTCGACGCATTTCAATTCATCTTTTCTTTCAACAAAATGATACTCATCTTTCACATTCCCAATAGTAAATAAACGTCTACAATCATCATTTAAACAGAGTAAAGATACTTCCCAGCCATATCCTGACCCTTCGCCTTTTACAGTGTTCCAATCGGCTCCTGTATACCCTACTCTTAATTGTAGATTTGAATTGCAATCTGGACATTTAAGCATCTTTTCCATTAAGATTCACTCTCCAATCTTATCATTTAACAAATGAATTAATCTTCTTAATTCTTTTCTCTCATAGTAATTCCCATCAGTCTTATCTCTAGTTAAAAAGAAAAATTCTTCTACATAAATATTTAGATATTCCATTGCTTTCTTAGCAGAAAATAAATCATAGGCATTTGAAGGATTATTATTGTGTCGCTTTAGATTATTTGAAAATCTTAATTCTTCTTCTATGTTCATAAGATTTACTCCTGCTCGATACAAAAATCCTTCTACTTCTATATAATCCCCTGAATCACTTATAATTTCTATTACTACTCCTATCACCTTATCATCAATTACAATAGGGAGGTTTAAATATTTATCCGCATCTCCAGTATATTTTAAACCATTTTCATTTGTTCTTGAAAGTTTTAAGGTTACTTTTGTCATTCCAATTATCCCTCCTTTATTGTTTAATTTCCTTAGATTACTTGCCATAATAAATATGCACAAGTGATAATGTTAGTGAATTTGGAAACTTCTTGTTACTGATAAGTTGGTATCCAATACGTATAGAACCATCAAAATGATTAAACCCATAATCATAACCATCTCCACAATCTCTTGAAAATCTTTCTATTAGATTAGATTGATTTTCACTCAAAACACTCATAACGTATTCAATAGACTTGTTTATTGTGTTTTTATTATCAAATAACTTCCACGGTTTATAACCATTGAAGAAGGAGTCTCCTGCATTGTCTTCTGAGCCATACCAACCTTCAATCATTAGAACTGGCAAAATGTTTTTCTTACCATAGATTACAGAAGGATAATATAAATTCTTACATTCATCATCATGGTCGATAACCTTTACTGCAATTTCCTCAGTAGAATTAAGCACAGTACCCAGTGCCAATTCTAAATATTGCTTTAATAGTTTTACAGAATCAACTTCTACAATAAAATTCTGAACTAAATTTATAGACATATGCACACTCTCCTTCTTTTTTAATTCCATCCAACCACTTACCTAATCTACTTTCGTTTACAGATAAAACACATTCACATTCCCTAAGTTTGCTAACATTTTTTGAATCCATAACGATACTCCCGATATTAGTGATTTGTGATAAATAATCTACTGATCCAAAATCAAGTAATGTTAGAATAGTTTCATCACTAGTATCCTTTACTTTTACAATATATTTCTTATCCATTTTTGATTTCTCCTTTGATTATTTACTTTTTATAACTTCTTTATTTGTGCCACAAAACCCAAGATTAACCCAACGTTCTACACCATTAATTTCTACAATATGACCTGCGCGATATCCTTCTTTTCGTTCTGCATCACTAATTTTACGAACATATTTACCAAGAATAGGTTCATCAATCAAGCTAGGTCTACACCAAACCATTTCTCCATTTTTAAACATAAAAATCATTCCTTTCCCTTATATAATTCCTAGGATTATGCCTCTTTAGTTGTTTTAAATATATTTCGCACCTCCATTGAAACATCTATATTTTCACTTTTGCATGTAGGACATTCAGATCCTTCACTTCCTCCATAAACACAATAAACTTGCCCACATTCTAAACATTTCGCCATCACTCAACACTCCTTTTTAAGTCCTAATCAATGGAATTCCGTATTCTTCTTTCCATCTATTAACTTGGTTTATTGCTTCAGGTTTAGTTCCTACATAAACAGAATCTCCAATTTGATTATTCTCCTCATCCTTAACTTGGACTACCCACGACTTATCAGAACGGTTATACCACATATCAATACTGAAAGGTATTTCTTCTTTAGGTAAAATGTCTATGTCTCTAAAAACAAGTTTTTTCATATGTAAAACCTCCTTTGTCTACCTTATGTAATAAGTATACACTAATCACAAGATATCCGCAAGAGGTTTTAAAATATTATTTATGTATTTGTAATTACCATTTTAGGATAAGGTTTTATCTCATACTTCAACTTCTTCATCAATTCCTTCTTTCTTCTTTTGTTACAGTTAAAATATATGTATCTATGTTTTCGTGGTCTATCTACCAAAGTAAATTTGTCCCCATATAACTCTTTTAATTGTTTTGAAGTATATTTATCTGCAATAGTTTGACAATGTTTATCTATACCTTCTACAACCCAATTAGTTCTCTTTGCAGATAATCCTGTGTAAATCCAATTAGTAGCCTGATACACATATCCTACATGTCCTTGATCTATCTCAGCATAAGATACTATTATTTCTTTATCTATTAAGGGTATTGTATTTCCAATCAAATAACTTTCTGTATTTCTTGGAGTTCCATCTCTTATCCATAATCTAGTGAGTTCTATTACATTTAATATTTCACTTTCTCCACATATTCCTTTTCGTAATGGTGCTGAAGATGGAGTGCCATATGTAACTACACCTATTAATTCATCCGGTTTATCTTTTTCAAATAATCCAAAAGCATATGAACAAGGAGCTTTTCTGTGTAAGTAGTGATTTTTTACAACAAAATCCATAGCTTCTTTATATGATATCTTTCTGATTTCGTATGTTTCTTTAATTCCCATACCTTAATTAGCTTCTTTATCTAATAACTTTTGTTGTTTTGTTTTATACTCTACTTCCAATGGTAAAACTTTTGGATATGCATCTTGAATAGGATATTTACACAACGCCTTCAATTCTTTATTCTCTTTTTTACTACCAATAAAATAGACATATCTACACTTCTTACTCCTTGGCCTATAGTGAATATTCTCTGTATTCAAAATAACTTTTAACTTATTCAAGTCACTTGTATTGTATTTATTGTTAAGATTCTTAGGATGAAATTCCTTACCATTGATTACTATACTTCCACCTCCGGGGATTGACCAACCTGTGAAAAACCAATTAGATGCCTGATAAATAAATCCTAAATGATCTTCTCTAGAATCTGCAAAAGATACCAAAATTTTAATATGTGGTTTATCTTTTTTAAGTAATTTAATGCCTTGTGATATCAAGAAGCTTTCAGAATTCCTTGGAGATATATCGTAACACCACAGTCTATTTAACTCAAGGACAGCACCTTTATACTCTTCTCCGCATATTTTCATTAAATAAGGACTTGGTGGAACTCCGAAAGTAATTATTCCTAATAATAATTCATCTTTATATAATCCATAATGAGCAACAATACTAGGGACTCTATGTAAATAATGCTTATTTTTGCATATATCTTTTGCTTCTTCTAATGTACATTCTTTGACTGTATATTGCTCTTTGTGGAATATTTCTTGCTGTAGAATATTAGATGTTATAATTTACTCCTTTAACTTTACTATTTTATCATTTATGGTGGATATGTTCAATGAACTATATTTTACAACTTAAACTTTCTGGAATTCTACCTATAATAACCTCTTTGATTCCAAATTCACTCATAACACTTTTGCAATTGTCACAACAATATGTATGACCTAATAAATATAACGTCCCACCTTTGGCATATATTCCTGCATTCATACAGGCATCAACTTCTGCATGATTTAATTGTCCACAAATTGATTTACATAATTCATACCCTTCTCCACTTATCATACCAACTCTAGGGCATTCGTCTTGAGTATTATGACACCAATTTGATCCAATCCAATATTGTCCATTGTTTTCTATGATAGCAATAGTTTCTTGTTTAATACATTTGCCTTTCATAATAACCTCCTAATATTTCATATATATTTATCAAATAAAGTATGGAATTTATGCTATATTTAAATACTTTACTTGTTTATTTTGCAATAACTCACAAAGCACTTCCAAATCACTTAATAAAGATTCAAATGAACAATTGTCTAAATAACCACGCATTGGTTTTACAATACCATTATACTTATCTTTATTTTCTTTTAATTTATTTACTCCATCAATGAATTTAATCATTTTTACTTTTGAAACATATCCGCTAAAATTATGAATTTCTTCTCTAAATGTTTCTTTAAATATTGGTTCATATGCATATGAACATGATGTATAGAAAATACTTTCACCATCTTTAAATTCTTCTCTGTTGCTATAGCCAATAAATCCATAACCCATAATTGTATCACTCCTTTTATTTATTCCTTAACAATAACTTTAAACATATCTCCACCATTTTTATAAGCATCATATTCCTCTAACAATTCATCAGAAAACAATGTCAACAATTCAATCGTATCTGGATTACACCTACCACTATTAAGAGCAAAATTAATAAGTTCTTCAGCAATAACTTTATACCATTCTGGCTTTATAAATTCATCAGAGCTATTCAAATATCCATAATAAATAGAAACCTCTGAATCAAAATTAGCATATAATTTCTCTGCATTAATTACTTTTAACTTTCTAGGTTCAATACGACCATTATCTCCTTTTGTTTCAAGAAAATATGACTCCTCTTCCATTGCATCGACCAACATTCTAACAATATGGCTTCTGCTATATCCTTCTATATCATTCTCATTCTCATTCTCTTCTATTTCTTGCTCATCCATTTTATCAGCGATTTCTTCTAAAATATATTTAATTTTCCACATCTCTTTATTATCATTAATAGCGATTATTTTTCTTTGATGTGCCATAATAATTAATGTTTCATCATTGAATTGGAGTTCGTCAAAAGTTTTGTTTGTATAATCTAAAATATTCATTGTTTATTTCCTCTTTTCTATTATTTTACTTTACTTCTCATTCTCAAAAGCATATTCAATAGCTTCATCAAAACTAGTACCACCATCATAGTATCTTACCTCAAAATTAACTGTACCATCATCATTCCTATGTGATACAAACATACTTTGTTCTGGATCTAGCCTATTCTTTTCAACAGAATATAAAATATCATTATGAATAACATATTTTTCATAGTAGTCATAATCATCCATTAATTTCTCTTGGTAAGATTCAAAACAATCTTCTAATTCTACATCTCCAATTATTCTTTTGCATCTTTCTTCTAATGTTTCGTTAATTAAGAAATCAACAGGTATTAATTTCCCTTTGTAATAGACTGTTTCACTCATTTTAATTATCTCCTTCTAACAATTCTATATTCTCAAACTTATTCCCAACAACTTCATATAAATCTTGATAACAAGCAAACAAATCATGTTCATTATCTATTGTTTTTCCAACAAATCTAGCAAGTAGTCTGCTCCACTTAATTTGAAGTATCTCATCGGCAAATTTTACTAGATCACCATTATATATATCTACATTATTTTTATCTTTTAAGTCAGTAAATTGACCGACTGTTTCAGGAATAACTCTATATTCTTCATTTAATCCACATTTAATATAATGTCCTACTTCACCTCTAATTGGCATTTCGTTAGTGGAATAATAATCTCCATACGCCCAGTCACCATCATCTATGCATTTGCCACGGAAAATTATTTCTCTCATTATTTATCCATCTCCTTTATTTTTAATTCTTATAGATTAAGGTTTTCAGGAATTTAAATTACACCAATCAATTTCAGTTCTTTTATAATCTTATTAACTTCTTTTAAAGTGTCTTCTTCCTTAACATTTTCACTCAACTCACAAGGCAGAAAATGACTAGATTTATAAAAATACAAGTATTTCTTATTTGGTATTAGCATCATATCTAAAAAATTACCCATATATTTTTCCCAAATAGTATCCATAATTGTTAATTTAAATCCTAGATTTTTCAGACTTTCTTTTTGCTTATCAGTAAAATCTTTCTTATCGCCAAATAAACCATATGTATCAATGGTTTTCAATATATAATTTTTCATTAATCATCTCTCCTTTTTATTTTTATTTACCTTAATAAATACTCAGCATATTCTTTAACAAAACACCTATCTACCGTACAAGGTAATTCATATCCGTCATCATAAGATGCATTGCACAATCTATAAGGACACATGTCTTCACAGTAGTCAATTACACTCATCTCTATGGCATATTTAATATCAGATAACATAGCAATTACTCCTTTTCACCAAATTCCTTAATAAATTCTTCAATAACTTTACAAGCAATTTCGTATCCAGATTGTGAAACTTCTACTTCATTTTTAAACTCTTCATCTTTTAGTAATTCTGCTTTAACATCTCTCCACCTAACACCTTTTTTCATAATTTAATATCACCTTCTTATATAACTTATAACTTTACTTTCATGCCATACTCATATTATATTTAACATAATCTTCCCACAATACCCAAACTTCTTTAGCAATATTAATATAATCTTGATCTCTTGTTACAGCACATTCACCAAAATATTCAACAAATGTATCAGTAATAATATTTTTAACGTTTGTAATATTATCACATGCAAAAATCTTTAATACAATATTTAAAGCTTCTACATCATATTCATCTTCTGAAATATTTTGGCTAAGTAACATTATATCTGAATTATGTTCATAAAGTATTTTAGTTATATTATCTACTAAATAACCTAATGTTTGTTTCATTTATTTTCCACCTCCTCAATATGATTCGAAACATACCTTTCGAAGTATAATTATTTTATTTTTCTTTTTAATATTTCTTGATATACTTTTTGTAAATATTTATCATCATCATATAATAATCTTTTTTGAGATTCCTGCATTTCTTTTTTAGAAAGGTCTTTAATAAATTCATCAAATTCACCTTCATAACTAGGATCTGATCTTATGTCTAAATAATCAACCATATTTTTATTTCGTTTACACTCATCACAATACCAACTATCATGATTAAAACATATATGATATGTTTCACAACAATCTTTTCTATTTGACATTAATTATTCATCTCCTTTCTCAATCTCTGCAACATTAAATCCTAACCCTTCTGCCTCATTTTTATCGAATCCACTGTCTAAATGCATACAGAAAACATTTCCCCTTAGCTCTTCAGGAATCAACTCTGTAAGTTTTCTCAATGATAAATGAACATTACTATCATAATCTGCCTTACAGGTATCTTGATACAAATAATGAAGTTCTCCATTTTCTAAACCATATAAAATAGGTTTTGGTATTTCATAACTATCCCCACTATAATAAGCATTTTTCCCTGTGCTTAGATTGGCAAATAATATTCCAAATGTAGTCAACTCTTTAACGTGCTTATTTATAACAAATAGTAACTGAAGATTTAATTTTTTAATCTCTGCAAATTGATCAAACGCACAATTATTAAATTTACAATGTTCATCTGTGACTCCCATAATCTTAAGCAATTCAACAAAATCAGTATCGGCAGAATGGAATGTTGGTTTAATTTTCTTAACAAAATGACAATAGAATATTAAACTCCCTAGACTTCCAATATGATCTGGATGACAATGAGTAATTGCAATATGTACTTCATTAACATCTGATAATAGATTTAATTTTAAGATCCTATCAAAAGTTAATTCGCCACAATCAAGAAGTAATAATGTGTTGTTTTCTTTAATATATGCACTTGTATTCCCTAGTTTTGTATTAAATGCTGAACCTGTGCCTATGAATTTTAACATTTTTGTTTGTCTCCTTTATAATTAGGACGGATTGAACAGTCCCCTTATTATCAGATTACTTAACTAAATAACTCTTCATCTTCCTCAGACCAATCAAAGAAATCTTCTTCTCCTGTGTCTTCTTTAGGTTCCCATCCCATTTCTTTAATGAAATCAATATCACTTATTTCATGTTCTTCATCTACAATTATATCTTCCTCTATAACCTTTTTCTTATTCTGTGGCCCAAATCCCTTATGTTTTTGTGGTTTTAGATCAGCAAAGTATATTATATCATCATTCGTTAATTGAGCTTTCTTTTTATTATTAACGCAATGTACAAATTTATCATGTTCTTCTTTGTCGTAGTTCATCATTATCCATTTATAATATTTAAAATCAACACCAAATTCCTTACCAGTATCAAGTAATCCTAATGACTTCTCTAATTCATAATATTTATCTGCTTTTTCATCACTACTAAAACTACTATAAATATCAGAAAGTAATGTATCAGGATTAGAATCTAACAAAGCTTGAATACCATGTTGTTCTTCATTAGCAGTAATAGAAAATATAATCTGATTCTTTCTAATAATATCCTCTGCTGTAGCAGTACTTCTCTTCTCTTTCTTTATAATAGATCCAAGTTCACCATTTAATACTTTATTATTATTTTTATAATTCTTACTTCCTGTAAACACTTTGTCAGAATTTCTTTCCATATTCTTAAAGAACTTTATACCTTCTTTTAAATTGTGTTGTGCATTTTCTTCATCCGTAAATAAAGTATAAAAATTAACACTTTCTCTTACTATTTTATTAATATCTGTTTTATAATACCAAGTTCCTGCTGACTTATATCTTATCATATCTAAATCGACTAGAATTTTATTATATTTGTCAATTGTATCATCTGTCAAACCTAAATCTTCATTTATTAATTTAAATGTTGGATATGCTACTTCAGCCCTACCTCCTGATTTAACTAATTCATCTCCTTTCGGACGTTTATACATTCTGCATTTCAAGTAACAATAATATAATAGAAGTCTTAAATTATTTATTTTCTCTTCATCATATCCATATATCTTATCTTTCTCTTTTGCATCTAATAAAACAAATTGTTCGGTCAAATCTATCATTAAAGAACACATAATTAAATCTTTTAGTTTATAATTTTCTATCAGTGGACTACATGTTAAATTTTCA